ACCAATTTTCCATATTATTTGTGAGTCATCGGAACACAAGGAGACTTGAAAATGCTTACTCTTGTTGATATTGATCGTCTGACCAACTCGCATGATGGTTCTATCTATTCGGACCTCTACAAGGACGTTTATGGTTTTCGTCCTCGCGGCCATACGTTTGCTTCCGTGGAAGAGTTTGACACTGAGGTTAAGAGTCTTTCCGCCCGCCTTTCCCAGATCATTGGCGAGGAAGCGGCACAGCAAGCAAAGAACTGGGATCGCTTCCTTGCCCGCGTGTTTGAAGTTCGTGACACTGTGGTTCAGACCACTACCGAAGATGCCATCTACATCATTGCTGATGCGGAAGGTATCACCACCGACGAACTCAAGTTCTATGGTTGGGAAATTCTTGAGCATGAACTGAACCTCAAATATGGTTCTATCAAGGCTTATCTTGCGGAAGGAGTAAATTAATGGACACGCCTGGCCAATATGATTTTGAAAATTTCGCAAAATTGTTTAGTATTTTGAAATGTCGGTTCAAAGATCAGGATAATCCCGATCTTGCTGCGTTTGTCTATATTGCAGCCTTGGTGCCATCATATGTGCCATCTGACGTATTGAAGTTTCATGTTGAGTTTAATCAAAAGGCTGTATTAGACGAGACCATCAAACAGCAAGCAAAATGGTAAATTTAATATGACCAACCCTAAAGTTACTATTAGACCAAATGGAACCAAGGAATGGTGGGTAAAAGGTCAGCTTCATCGCGAAGATGGACCTGCTATTGAATTTATAGATGGACATAAACAATGGTGGGTAAAAGGTCAGCTTCATCGCGAAGATGGACCTGCTATTGAATTTACAGATGGTCAGAAGGAATGGTATCTGAATGGCAAACTCCATCGCGAAGATGGACCCGCAGTTGAACGTGCAGATGGTTCCAAGTGGTGGTATCTAAATGGCAAGGAAGTAGATCAACTTGTTTTTTGGGTCACTACCAAGGAACGAATGAAGGTAAAATCATGAACATGGATGTAAATCAAAGACAGCTATTGATCAGTAAAAGCGATGATCTTTTTGATATTCTGCGTGATGAACAGGTTACCTTGTCCACTGCAGAATTGATTGAATTCAAAATAAATTTAGATATCTCCCCTTTATATAAGCTTCCTTTATTGAATATGTTTAAATTCGAGAGTTGTTTATTTACTAAAAATGGCAGTGAAGTAATAGCGCGTTATAACACATGGGAAAAGGCAGTTAAGGGACACCAGTTTCTTTCTGAAAAATATGGATTGACAATTCATGAAGAATATGTTATACCATAGCTATGATTGTGGATAGTTTTGGACAACAGGTATATACTGAACAAGACCTTTGTGACTTATATTTAACTAACCCCGACATTGAACTCAAAAATGTTCTCGTTGCAGAGCAGATTAAGTTTGATGTCGCGCTTGATTTAGTTAAAGTCCCAACACTGAAACAGTATGATGTAAATGATCTTGATCTTACGATTGAAGAGTTTGATCGGCGCGCGCGCAACAAATGGTTCATTCCAAACGACTATCGCGATTTTGATATTGCAAAATTTGTATTAGATCAATGCGCAGATGAAACAGAATTGCAAAGAGCAGGAGAAGAACTTCTGCTATATCAAGAACGCGATATGTTCATGCTTTTAAGATATCTCAAATATCTTGTTGACACCATGCGTCAAAACAACATTGTATGGGGCGTTGGGCGCGGCTCCAGCGTAAGCAGTTTTGTTTTATATTTGATCGGAGTGCATCGCATTAATTCACTGTACTACGATCTTTCCGCAGATGAATTTTTCAAATAGCAGTGTTTCTGAATATAAATACAAGACAGAGGAGATTAAAATGGCACAATATAGAACAGCACAGGGAAAGAGTTTAGATATGGCAGCACTCGCAGCCAGAAATGAGCGCGTTCGTGCAGTTGGGAATATGCCCGTAAATGCAAGAGGCGATACTATTGACTCACAGGGAAAAATCATCTTACCAGTGACACAGGCAACTTCGGAAGCATATAAAAGAACAGTAGCAGACCGTGCAGTAAATAATGTATCAAAAAATACGACACCCAACTATCCAGCAACAGTTGATTCAATTGAAGAATTTACTGCCGATGATCTTGGGTTTGATGATGCAGATTCAATTGAAATTGAAACGATTAAAGCACAAGAATTAAAAACCACAAGTAGAAAAACTAAGTAAGTATGGCAAACGCAGTACACATTACTAAATCTAAAATTAATAGTAAAACATTTAAAGCAACAAAAGGAACCATCTTAGTTCATGGGATGGATTTCAATGAAAGAATCACTCATTCAGGAATTATTCTTCCTGATGATGATATGAAGAGTGCTGGAATTAGGCCGCGATGGGCGCAAGTCTATGCGGTAGGTTCCGACATTCAAGATGTAAATGTAGATGATTATATTATGATAGCACACGGTCGCTGGTCAAGAGGTCAAGCAATTGAAGATGAGACCGGCGAGAAAGTAATCCGTAAAGTAGACCCTAAAGATATATTATTAATAAGTGATACTAAAATAGACGATTACACATTAAGTGATAAAGCAATTTAATAATCAATGAGGCATGAATAATGGATTCATGTGTGGACGAAAATATGTGAGACTAAGTAAGTTTCACCCATTACTCATTAAATTTTAGGGAGTGGATAAACATCTTGGCAGAATTGAAAACTGACCCCACTCCCTAAAAAACTTGATATTTTCCTTAACATAGTATATTATATAAACTCAAATAAATGAAAGTAGACAATGAAACAAAAACTTTGGGTTGAGGCTTACAGACCTACGTCTGTAAATGATTACGTATTTGTTAATGAACAACAGCAGAAGCAGGTAGAACATTGGATCGCAGAAGGCATTATTCCACACCTGCTTCTTTCTGGTAATCCGGGCACTGGCAAAACTACGCTTGCTAAAGTTCTTATTAAGGAACTTGGTGTAGAGGAATATGATGTCCTTGAAATTAATGCGTCACGTGAAAATGGTATTGATTTCCTTCGTGATAAAATCAATGGTTTTGTGCAGACTATGCCATTCGGTAAATTCAAGGTCGTTTTACTAGACGAAGCCGACTATTTGACGCAGGCATCACAGGCTGCATTACGTAATGACATGGAAGCATATGCTGATACCGTGCGTTACATTTTAACTTGTAACTATGAACACAAGATCATTCCTGCATTACGTGAAAGCCGTTGCTACAAGTTTCATATTGCCAAGCCCGATATGACTGACTTTACCACCCGTGCTGCCACTGTGCTGCTCACCGAGGGCGTTGAATTTGATTTAGATGATTTGGACACTTATGTTCGTAGCTGCTATCCTGACCTACGAAAATGCCTCAATCAATTGCAGCAGAATTCTACGAGTGGGACGCTGAGCAAACCGCAGTCAACCGGTAGTGGAGAAGACGAACTTCTGATGGTAGCCACGGAACTTTTTAAGTCTGGAAACATTCTTGAAGGTCGTCAGCAGTTGTTGCAATACATTTCATTGTATCCTACACGTATTGAGGATTTGGTTCGCTGGGCATATGATAATCTTGATCTATGGGGAAAGACTAACGAACAAAAAGATGCAGCAATCATTACTATTCGGAACACACTAGCAAATTTGCCACTAGTGGGAATTCCTGAAATAAGCATTGCTGCTATGATGGTAGAACTCACTGCCTAAATTTGGTTTCCAGTATGATCTATCTAGGTGCAAGCATTCGTTGGCCATGGTTTAAAGGCTATAAAAGTATTTATGATGACTATTTGTATAAGTCATGGAGCGTGTCCAAGAACAAAACTCTTGAACTACAGGTTAGTAAAGGTGGCGATGACCTTATAGGGTTTATGTTTAGTTGGAGTATGCGACGGGATCATGCAGGACTAGACATTGAGGTTTCGCTGTTCCGCCGTTTTATCCTTATCTCATTCCATGACAACCGACACTGGAATGATAATACAAGCCGCTATATCAACTATGATGATCCAGAAGAAGTTAAGGAGTAATATGAATGAGATATCTTGTAGTAAATTTTTTAAGAAAAAATAACGGCAGAATTGATGAAATCGTTTCTGTTTCCAAAGACGTAACACCACGCGTCAAAGAAAATTCTAATGTCATTGTTGATTTTGGAACTAAGACTATCGTTAAGTCGGTAATTGAAGGTAAGGAACATGACGCTGATTTTGATAAACTTCGGGAATACTATTTGAAGATTTATCCTAATCTAATCGGTCAACTTGATAGGGAGGCTCCTATCACCATGGCTGAACAGAAAAGTGGTAAGAAGAAATGATTGAAAAGAATTAATTAAATAATTAAGTAACAGAACTCCTGTTAATTTTATTTTGCCCAATTCCAATTATTACTATTTTTTCTTTGCTTTTTAGATTTTTGCTGTCTTCTAAGTCGTTCTAAAAGTGCTCTTGTGGAACAATTATTTAATTTGGCAGCTTCAATTACGGATTCATATAAAGTTCCATCTGGACCAATACATGAATTTTTTGCTAAATTGGTTTTTTTACCACCAAAAAATCTTTTGTCCCATGGTCCTCTACCGAGAACATAATCTGCAGGTTGTGTCCCTTCACTAACATAGATGCAATTTTGCCCATTGTTATACCAACGCAGATTTTGTTCGTTTATGGCAGATTTTCCAAACATCGGATTCAATGGACCCTTTACTTTTTCTGCCATTTTCGGGTCTTTCATCGGGTTTAATTGTCCAGATGCAAAACCATCACCTTCTTCTGGTTTTAGGTTGGCCCATTCATCACTTTCAACGACGTTCCACAATTCGCTATAATAAAGGCCCCAATGCTTTAATTCTTCAACTGTCAGACACTCTTTAAGAATTTCAGTAGTGACATCATATCCGTATTTTTTGATATGAGGAATCCAATCATTACCTGATCCCTTATATTTATATGGGTTTTGGACAGTTTTCCCAAGATACTTTAATCCGGTTTTGTTGTGGGTTTTTTTGTATAGATAAATAGTCATGCTGATTGCTTCTTAATAGCGTTAGATAGGGTGGGGACTGCACTCCCGCGACCCTTATATAATGTATTTATTCTTCTCCATATAGTTTTAAAATATGTGTGATGATTTCATGTCTTCTAATATCTCTATTATCAAATGCGCAAAATGTCATTCCAGGAACAGTGTGTGATTGTGCGCGATATATAAGGTCCAACAATCCATTGTCTGGTGTTTTTCTATCTGCCTGCTTGGTATCGCCTGTAATGACTAACTTACTGCCCTCACCAATTCTAGTCATTATCATTTTCATCAGGTGTGGCGAGCAATTCTGCATTTCGTCACATATGATCCACGCATTTTTAAATGTTCTCCCTCTACAAAATGCCAAGGGGGCAATCTCGATTATTTGTTCCTTTATCATATATTCTAGTTCAGTGACACTATAATATTCACGCATAACATCAAACAACGGTCTTACCCAAGGTTCCATTTTTGCGTTTAAATCTCCTGGTAAAAATCCATGTTGTTCTGCGTCCGCAGCTACTGCTGGTCTTGTAAGTAATATTTTATCACAGTCTCCTTGTCTCATTGCTTTGATTGCTGCTAACATAGCAAGGTATGTCTTTCCGGTTCCCGCTGGCCCACTAACCACTACGATGTCTGTTTCAGGGTCTGTCAATGCGATGATATATTTTTCCTGATTTATGCTCTGAGGCACTAACTCTACTGGTTTAGTTTGCTTTTTGGGTTGGGATTGAGTGAAGTCAATAGTCTTTGATTCTTTAGTGTAAAATACTTTACCTTCAGTTTCTTGATATCTTCTTCCTGATCGGGTGTCTTTTTGTCTAAGGGCGCTTGTTTTGCGTTTAGTCACGTGGTTCTCCTAATTTGATACACCATTCTTGAAATACACTTGTATCTCAGACTTACTTAGAGCGGGAAAACGAGTAAACTATCGGCAAGTGTAATTTAGTTTGCTAAGATAAATACTAATCACATTTACACAAAGATGATAAATAGTCATAACAAAGTGGATTAATACTTAGATGAGCAGTCTTCCAGCAGATAAATTTTTCAACGATGTCAACTTCGTAAGTATTGTTGATACCATCAAAAATGTGTATATGAGTGATGGTGCAATGTCCACATTACTTGATTTTGAGAGATGCTTGGACGAAGCAGACCTATATGCATACAAAAATTGGATTATTGGCGAATTGGTGGATGGTCCCAAAGTAGGAAGATATTCATGTAAATGTATTTTTATGTGGCCATATAAACTTATGCCAGACCCAAGAGGCGCGCTGAGATTAGAGTCCGTGGGGTGTAAAGTTACTTTTGGTAAATCAGAAGTTGAAGTTCCAATAGAAGTCAAAGATTATGATGACTTCGTTCCGGGCACACGTTATCCAAAAATGCATAATAGAAAAGTTTGGTTTGTTGAAATTAGAATCCCAATTGAACTTATGAATGACATCAAGGAAGGATCAATTGACCTTGCTGACCAATCAATTGACTTGTCAGACATTGAAGATGCATACAATGAAGATTTAGACAAAATGGATTCACCAGAAAGTGGTCCCGATACCATGCAGGATGAAAATCAAAATGTAGGCGCGATGGGAATGCAGGTTTAATTATGGCTATTATCACTGAAAATTTAGATTTCATGGATATGGAAGGGCAAATAGCCGACAGAATATCAATTGATGAATACGCTGCAAAAATAGGCAGTGATGCTGATATTGTTACATTGGCTTTTATTGTTCATTCTGAATTGGCAGCAGATGATTTAGTAACATGGTTTGAACGCGGGTATGATTTTGTGCTTGATGCCAGCGTTAGCGATGGTGAAATTGAACCAGGCAAATATATGGTGTTTGTAGAAATGGATCGTAGAATGAAAGTTCCTGAGAGAATTTGTAATATTCTTTCTGATCTGGAAACCTTAACCGGATTTAAACTAAAAGATTGGACAGTTGATATACAAGGAGACGATTATGATGCGGACCCTGAAATTATTGCTAAAAAAATGATTCTCAATCCCAATGAATATAAAACTGCTCGTGAAACAGACGAGAAGTTAAATGAAATTCGCGAACTGGCAGGTATTGAGCCAATTACTGCCGGTCATACCAATGATGAATACATCAAAAATTTAAAAGCAATGGCAGGAATGTAATTACATGTCCGATAATCAAGATTTGTCCCAAGGAAACCCAACTACAGATAATTCCTTACAGAACGGTGCTCTTTCACCAACTCCTTCATTAAATGATCAATCAAATGGAGATGATGATGGAAATCCGGATGATGATGAGGATGTTTCTCCTAAGCCATCATCAGAGCCTGCTGCTTTAGCCAATAAAAATCAAGATGAGCACATGCAGATTGTTGGAAAAAACGATGAACATGTTGCATCAATGACTAGTGATCCGGATATGTTTCAACATATGCAACAAATGAATACCGCTTACAATCAAACATCTACCAGCATGGGCAGTGGCATGTCCGTTGGAATAGGCGTCACGCAATCAGGCATGGGCATGGGTGGTTCCATGGGTATGTCTGGTGGACTTGGTATGGGTGGTTCCATGGGTATGGGCGGCTCTATGGGCGGTGGACAGACAGGCATGGGGATGGGTGTAGTTGTTCAGGGCAACTTAACGGGCGCGGGCAATAATGCCGCACAAGGCGCTGACGTACTCGTTGCCAATACTAATGAAGACTGGATCAATAAAAAATGGCGTCCAGTAATGGGATGGATGTATATGGCAGTTTGCGTATTTGACTTTGTTATTGCGCCTATTTTGTGGTCAATAGTTCAGGCATACGCACATGGCGCTGTAAACGTACAGTGGCAACCACTTACCCTTCAAGGTGCTGGATTGTTTCATCTTTCTATGGGTGCGGTTCTTGGTATCGCTGCATATGGGCGTACTCAAGAAAAGATTCAAGGCGTATCAAATGCATCAACAACCACCTCAGCCTTAACCGGAATCACGCCTTCTGCTCCGCCAGCACCAACCGGTTTAACTAACCCAAGCATGCCAAACGGATTTGGTGGAATTCGTTAAAACATAATTGTTGACACTCAGTGCCTGATATGTTAGTATCTGAATATGGATCATTATAACACATTAGGCATTTCTCGTGATGCCACTTCGGAAGAAATCAAAAAAGCGTACCGCAAATTAGCAGTTCAACATCACCCCGATAAGCCGGGTGGTAATCTTGAAAAGTTTCAAGAAATTAGCAATGCATATGAAACATTAAGTGATCCTGCTAAAAAAGCATCATATGATAATCCCCAGCCTCAGTTTAATGGTGCACCGGGTGGATTTAATTTCCATACTAATGGCTTTAACGTTGATGATTTGTTCAGTCAGTTATTTGGTCACCAAATGCACCATGGTGCGGCGAGGCAACCACAGAAGCCAATGTATCGCACGAGAGTCACTGTGTCTCTCTTAGATGCATATAATGGTGCCGATCATTTCCTGCAGGCCGCAACACCTACTGGCACAAAACTCATCAATATAAAGGTTCCAAAAGGTGTTGACTCAGGACACCAAATGCGGTATGAGAATCTAATAGACGATGGAACTCTAATCGTTGAATTTATCGTGCAGCCAGATTTGCATTTTGATCGTAAAGGAAATGATCTTTATACAAATCTCTCGATATCAGTGCTTGATCTGATTGTAGGAACCTCTGTAGAGGTGAATACGATTGGTGGGAAGAAACTTGAAGTTGCTATTAGTCCAAGGACTCAGCCATATCAACAGATTAGAATACCCGGATATGGAATGCCTACACAAAATGGACAACATGGTGATCAAATTCTCTTGCTAAAACCGACAATTCCTGATATAATTGCCGATGATATTATTGAAAGTATCAAGCGCAACCAAACTAACTAAAGGATAACAAATTGCAAACCTCTCCAGAAATTGAAAATATTATTGAACGTGCAATTGAAAGCGCAAAGACCAGACAGCATCAATATTGCACCGTAGAACATTTGCTACTTGCGCTAATCACTCATCCTCCTTTCAAGAAGTGCTTGAACAGTTTCAACGTTGACACTGACCTCATGGTAGATGAAGTTGAAACATACATCAATTCTCTTCATGCAATTGAAACAAAAGACCCCAACTTTAGTCCACGCAAGACTAATACTCTTGAGCGCGTAATGAACCGTTCGGTTACGCAGGTTCTATTCAATGGTCGTCGTCAAGTAACTACTCTTGATTTGTATCTTTCTATTGCATCTGAAAACAATTCCCATGCCCACTACTTCTTGCTCAAGTATGGTGTTACTAAGAATGAATTTTTCCGTCATTGGGAAAAAACATACAAGGGTGGCGCAGGAAACACGAAACTCACCGAAACACAAGCCGACGAAATTCTTGAAGAATACACTACCAATCTTACTCAGCTTGCTCGTAATGAAAAGATTGAGCCGGTAATTGGTCGTGCTACTGAAATCAATGACATCATCAATGTGCTTGCAAAGCGTTTCAAGTCAAACGTGCTGATGGTCGGTGATCCGGGCGTAGGTAAGACTGCAATCGCAGAAGGAATCGCTCAGGCAATCGTTGATAAAAATGTTCCAGATTTCTTGCTGGATCATGACCTGTATTCTTTGGAAATCGGTTCTCTACTTGCTGGTTCTCGCTATCGCGGTGATTTTGAAGAAAAGATCAAGAACATTCTTGACGCACTAAACGTCAAGAAGAAAGCGATTCTTTTCATTGACGAGGCTCACACAATGCAGGGTGCAGGAAATGCTGGCAACGGTGGACCAGACTTTGCAAATATGATTAAGCCTGCAATCACCAAGGGAACTCTCAAGGTTATTGCTTCTACGACTTGGGAAGAATTTTACGAATCCTTTGAAAAGGATCGTGCTTTGATGCGCCGATTCTATCGCGTTAGCATTGATGAACCTTCGCAGGATTCAACTATTCGCATTTTGAGCGGACTTGCAACTCGTCTAAATGAATTTCACAATGTGGAAATCACTTCAGATGCAATTGAAGCCGCAGTTGATAGTTCTGCTCGTTATATCCATGATCGTAAGAACCCTGACAAGTCTATTGATCTTATTGATGCTGCTTGCGCCAAGCAGAAGGTCCTTGGTAATGACGGTGCTGTTATTACTAAGCAAATGATCCATGAGCAAGTTGAAAAGTTTACTGGTGTTCCTGCTGATAAACTCAGTGGTGACAACTTTGATCGTATTCAGAATCTTGAATTGAATGTCAAGAACAAGCTCTATGGTCAGGACCAAACTGTCAATGATGTTCTTGAGCGCGTGTATGTTTCTTTTGCTGGCATCGGCAATGAAAAGAAGCCAATTGCAAGTTTCTTGTTTTTGGGACCAACGGGTACCGGTAAGACTGAACTTGCAAAATTGCTTTCTTCCAATCTGGATATGCCACTTCATAAGTATGACATGTCCGAATATTCTGAGAAGCACAGTGTAAGCAGTTTGATTGGTCCTCCTCCGGGATATGTGGGTTTCAGTGACTCACAGGTTCAGGGTGGACGCCTGATTTCAGACTTGAGTAAGAATCCACATTCAATTCTGCTGTTTGATGAAGTTGAAAAGGCGCATCCTGACATCTTTAATATTTTCTTGCAGATGCTTGATGAAGGTCGGATTACTGGATCAAACGGTAAGGAAGTATCATGTAAGAATACTATCATCATTCTTACTTCCAATCTGGGGTCGGCTGATAATGAGCGAAACAACATCGGTTTCGGTACTCTTGAGAAGTCCGGAGAAGACGACAAGGCGCTCAAGCAGTTCTTCAAGCCTGAATTCCGCAATCGTCTTGATATGGTTTGCAAGTTCAACAAACTTGATAATCTGTCAATCAAAAAGATCGTTGTAAAGTTCTTGGAAGATGTGAAGAAGCCTCTGTTGGAAAAGCACAACATTACTCTCAACCTAAGTGAGCCGGTCATTGACTATCTGGCTGCACAGGGTTATGACAGTAAGATGGGTGCTCGCCCACTTAGTCGTAAAATTGACGAACTCATTCGCGTTCCGCTTTCAAAGAAGATTCTTTTTGAACGTATCAGCAATGCGAATGTGATGGCGACTCTTGTAGATAATCAGATTGTTTTCTCCATGACTGAAAAGCAATCTGCCCATATTAATGAGGATGGAATAATTGAAGTTCAGTCTTGAAGAACGTGCTACCCTGTACTATAACAAACATAAGTACAGGGTAGCAATATCCGAAAAATGTTTGCGCCATGTGTATTATGCTAAGAGCTTAAGAGGATTTAAGAAGAGTTTAGCCGAGTATATTAAATATGTTGAGGAGAGTCCATTTGCTACTGATCGTGACTTTTCCCTCACTCAAAAGCAATACAGAAAAATAAGTAAAATTATTAAATTTAGAAACAATTTTGCAAAATTGGAAAACACTTCCATTCGTCATTATAATGACACAATGAGTTTCTATTGTGATGATCCTACTTTTTTTGATCCAATAAAAGAGTTCAGTCCGGATGCAACAATTACTGAAGTTAAGTTACTTCCATCAGGTATTAAATATTTCTCAAAAGAACCAAAAAATAAGTATAGGCTGTTCTTTAAGAATAAGCAAGTTGACGCTATAACTATTTCTGATCTGATAGAGTATTTTAATAAAAATAAGGATATAACTCCATCCAAATCTTTGAGCGGATGGTTGTTCTATCAAAGCCAAACATATTATTACAAGTATATCAGAGATTGTTTTTTTATTGATTATAATGATGAATCTACGTTAACAATCATGCATCTGTTATTTACTGGAATAATAGGCAAATCATTCAAATTGGAAAAGCGACCATCGTAAGATAAATACTCCATATATTTGGAGTATTTCATGGCAAAGATGGTTGAAAATGTTCTCGTAATCAAACTTAGTAAGCTGATCAGAGACAATGAAGATGCATCAGACATCTTAAATAACGAAGTTCTGACAGCACTTGAACAAGTAACACAAGAACTGGTCGGTGCTGGTGTTCTGGTGGAAGTGGAAACGGCGTAATGGCACAGTCAACCACTCTCATACTGCTTCCACAGACTCCTTATGATAATCCGGGCAACGGTGCCCCTTATACTGTTACCGGTGAATATGTTCCAGCAGCATCATATTATCTTGGTAACCAAGATTTACAAACCGTCAATATTAGTTTGACAGACTGCACCGGTAATATTGTCATTGAGGCAACACTTGCCACTACCCCACAAGAAATTGATTGGTTCAGTGTATATGAACTTGACGCAAATGCGAATGCAGCATCAAACTCTGCACCACAAATCGCATCTAATGCTTCAATATACACTAATATACAAGGAAACTTTGTGTTCATGAGAGCCGCAGTTTACGATTTCCAAGGCGGCGGCGTGAACTATATCAAGCTGTCATATTGAACGGAATTAATTAAATGAAAATAGTAGCAGTCATGCCTGGCAGATATCATCCCTTTCATAAAGGTCATGCAGCAAGCTTCAAACAACTTGCTGAGAAATTTGGATTGCCCAATACACTTTTAGCAATTTCGGCTAAGCAAGAGCAGCCAAATAGCCCATTTATGCCACAAGACAGAGCCAAGATGGCGCAGCATCTTGGAATCCCATCAGAAAATATTATTATCGTCCGCAATCCATATAGTGCTACAGAGTATGCAGATCATCTTGCAAGCAAAGGAATAGACCCAACAAAGACTGCATTGGTATTTGGAGTAAGTGCTAAGGACATGGAGGATGATCCGCGTTTTTCATTTAAACCTACTAAGAGCGGCAAGCCAAGTTATTTTCAGCCGTATTCTAAAGAAGCATTGGAAAATATGCAACCAATGACGAAAGGTGAACCGGGAACTGGTCATGCATACGTGATGACTACCAATGTTCAAGAGTTTCCTATTGCTGGAAAAACTATGCGCGATGCAAGTGCCATTCGTAAAGCATATGCGGGAGCTAAGCAACAGAAGAAAATGCGTATCCTTCGTGATCTATATGGCGATTCAGCGGAACAAATGAAGCAAACTTTTGACAACAATTTACAAATCACAGAGAGTATTGCCGCACTTGTCAATAAGATAAAACCATTGATTAGTGAAGCCACCCTTGAACAAAAAGAAAAGTTTGTGCAGTTACTCAGTGAAGCAAAGAAGGCTATTATAGCTACAGCCGATGATACTGTAGATGAAGCGGCAAATGCTGCTCAACAGGCTGCTATTGCCATTAATATGAAGAAGCATCATAAGAAGCCAAAAAAGACCAGCGAATCCAAAATGATGGAATCTCTTGGCGATGGCTTCTATTTAATTGATGAGTCAGAAGTTGTATTCCTTTCAAAAGCAGATGAAGTCGTTAATGCGAAAAAAAATATTGATGAAACTGCAGATTATTTGACAGAAAAATAATTTCACCCCCTCTTCGCGGTGTAAATATCATTATAGTTTACAACAAAGAAGAGGACTACATGGCACGTAAACCAACAAATAAAACTAAAAATATCGCACCTAATGGTGAAGAACGCACTGTTCCCGTTGAACAGGTTCATGCAATTGCTGAACAGGCTGCACAAGAACAACAGCAGCCACAAGAAGGGCAGATTCAAGTAAACGTTGACTACCTTCGCACTACCAAGGTTCACATTGCAATGCCATGTTATGGCGGCATGTTAACTGAATCAACTTTCATGTCGTTTATCAAGTGGGCAAATACTGCTCGCCAGTTAGGTATTGACTGGACACTTGAAACGATGGTAAACGAATCACTTATCAGCAGAGCAAGAAACACTCTCACTGCTAAGTTCCTTGACATGCCTGACGCAACACACTTGTTCTTCGTTGATGCGGATATTGGATGGGAGCCATGGCACCTATTAGTTCTTATTAATCGTGACGTTGATGTTATCGGCGGATTGTATCCAATGAAGACTATGCCTATCAAGTGGGTAGTAAATGGATTTGAAGGCGCAGAAGAAGGTCCAGATGGACTACAGGAAGTTTCTAAGGCTGGAACCGGGTTCCTTCTTATGAAGAAGCATGTATTTGAAAAACTCAATTCACATCCTGCAGTCAAGCAGTATAAGAATGATATCGGTCTTGACCCAAAGTATGACCAGTATTTGAAGACTTATTTTGATACTGCTGTTCGTCAGAATCGCTACTATTCGGAAGACTGGACATTCTGTGAAAATTGGCGCGACATTGGTGGAAAGATTTATGTTGACAAGCGTGTGCTTCTTCGTCACTCCGGTTCATATGTATTCTGCATGGAAAATCAGGAACATCTGCTCAATACGGTTGGTCCAATGTATGTTGAATCATTAAAGGCAAAGGCAGCAATTGAGGCACAGGTGGCAACCATTTCATCACCTGAAGATGTCGCAGCCGCTGCAATGTCAGCCGCAGGAATTAATCCTTCTGCATAATACTTATTTTTTGAATAGTGTAAAAATTGAGACCTCAGAAATGGGGTCTCTTTTTTTGTATGGGATAAATACTCTATAATTAAGGGTCTTAATAATGAAAATCAAAGATATTTGTGAATCAACATGCGCAGGTGGAATTGCTCCAGTAGCGATGCCAATGACTACACAAAAACGCACAAAAGAATCGGTAGACGTTAATGGCTTACAGCCTGCCGAAAAGGTGATGAAGGGCAAAGCTAAGAAAAAAGGTCCTTATATGAACTCAATTAGTGAATCAAAAAAGGTTTCTGAGGCACACCTTGATGAGGAAGATGTAATCATGATTCCAGGCCAAGGTCGCTCAATGAAAACTGGATTTGTTGCACATGATCCTGATCGTGCAGAGCATGAAGGTGAAACTCTTAAGAATAGCCTACGCACAATTGTTCGTTTGTCTTCTGAATTGGAAAAGCGTTTATCTGATAAAGATCAATTCCCTGAATGGGTATCAGAAAAGGTCGGCGGAATCAAGGCGATGATGACAAGTGTGATGCAATATCTTGCAAGTCAACAGGATGCCGGTAAACCTTTTGAAACGAAGAAGATTCCGAATGGCGGGACTATTGCTGGTGGTATTGCCGCAGAGAATAAGAACAATCTACGTAAACGTAACGACAGTAAGAAAAATACACTCGGTCTTCAATGGGGTGACATTCCAACCGAAATCGCTAATATGGACAAAAAAATTAATTTTTATGAGTCATATGTAGTAAACGATGGAAAACTATTTGAAACTAACGAAACATCTAACTTAGATGCATTCGATAAACTAAATGACCTTGCGGAGGCTAACCCAACTGTTGGTAACAAATATTTAATCATCGGTCTTTACCTATTGAATGATCAATTGGAAATATCACAATATCCAGAAATGTGTGAATTGCTATCAAAAACTTCCAACTCATTTAAAGTTAAACTTGGAAATGATAATAGAGTAGTAGAATTCCCATCAAAAACAATGTCAAAAGTAATGCCAGTAGTAACACTTCTATTTAAAAATGTTGGCGACTATGATAAAATGAGATCATATGTCAGTATTAAATTTGACGGTGACTCACTGCCAGCGTTCACTAATGATGTTGTAGAAGGCGCAAAAGTTGATCGCATGGCAAAGCATATTGCTAAGTCGGAACGCGAAGCAGGTAAATCTAAGGACAAGGCAGAAAATATTGCTTGGGCAACATTAAATAAGCGTGGAATGTTAAACAACAAAAACCACAAAAAAGGCAAATAATCCATGAGTTCTGTAATGAAGGGCATCATTGATGAAGAAGACATTGATGAAGTCAATCTTAATAGTTATAAGAAAAAAGAACGATTTGATTCTTATGTATTAGGAAAACGCCCACCAAAAGAAGCAAAATTAATAGGGGAAATAGGAAATAATTTTCCTGTCTATAGATATGCGGATGAATATGGTGAAAATGAATTCTTCGTTACCTCACCTAAATCAGGTAAAACTGTAATATTTCTTAGTACTGAAGTGCCATCCAGTGCCAAAAACGTGCATAAAATTAATATAGTAGTGGCAAGTGATAAATCTCCCGGCGTAGATAAGCTATATCGTTTTCTGGTATTAAAAAAAGATTTGGTGCTGGTAGGTGATGATCAATCTGAGGGTGCCAGAAAAGTATGGAAAAAAGCCACCAGACATCCCGGAATTAATGTGCATGGATTTAATCCAAAAACAGGCAATGCATTCCATCTTCGTGCATCCGACGAAGAAGGCTATTCAAATGCCACAGAAAGAGATAAATGGCGCGCAGATAAAAAGAACGCTTATGGTTCTGGACTTGAACCGGACAAACTACTGAAATATGACTCAGAAATTGATAATTTAATAGATGTGGGGAATTCCCAAATTGTTATGCACAAGCGTGACAAGAACATGACCAAAGAAAGTATTGAATCATTGTTGCGTCCTTTGTGTGAGCACAAAATACGTCGCAGAAGTTCAATTCTTAAGGGAATTGTCGGAGAAGATTCAGACATGCAGTTTGCCGCTGAAAAGACGCCAGCAGTTAATCCTTATGGTGGAAAAAAAGATAGGCAATTTAGAGGTGCCATCAGCGAAATGCCAGATACTTCTGGTCCAGTAGGAACACAAGATGGTGGATGGCGTCAAGTTAAATTAAAGCCTGCTGGTCAACTTGATGAATCTGATGTTCCTAAATGGTTAGAACTTGATCATCTGGGTTCTATGGAAAATAAATTACAGTATTACGAAGCATATGCTAAAAATAAAGGTAATGTTCTTGAATCAAACGAGGATGATTACATTGATTCATTCGTGAGTCTGGCTAATATGGGAGATTCCCCGGACATTAACTCTGAATGCATCATGATATCATTTTTACTTCTAAACAATAAACTCAGTTTGATGCATCGTCCAGAATTAGTAAAGCTATTAAAAGTTGATTCAGGAAAATACACTGTAAAATTAATGGACCAAGACAATAGAGTTGTAGAATTTCCAATTAATAGCAATTCCGCAATAGCGCCTATCATAACACTTCTGTGCTCATCTACTGATACGTATGATAAAATACGAACATACGTAGAATTACGTTTTGACCTATCGTTACCGGACTATATCAATGAGGACACTTCATATGGTGGTGGCGGTGGACAAGGTGGTTATGCTGGACAGTCCTATCGTAAGTTCAGACCAAAAATGGCCGGGACTCATATGAAAAAAGAAAGTGCGATTCTGAAAGGAATTCAGATGTGAGAGCATTTGAGTTTCTGACAGAAGATCAGACAACCACTATTCAATATCATATTGGCAATGCCAATAGTATTAACAGAGACGTCATGACTCAACTGTCACGCCTGATATCAGAAGGCGCAGAAGTTGATATGGGAGTTGTAAATCGCAACCTCGCATCAGCACCGTCTATAGGTTATGCGATGGATGGTAATCAGGCAGTCGGCGTTATCGTATTAAAAAATCCGGTGAGTTCATATCGCCAAAAATGCTTTGTCGCAGCAGGAGTTCCGGAATTAGAAAGCCGATATAATTTAGAAATCGGTTATGCGTTCGTCAAAGAAGAATATCGTGCAAGAGGCGTAGGAATTTATCTTTGTCGCAAAATGGTTCGTTCTATCAGTGCACCGATTTATGCAACTACTCGTGAGGCCAATACTACGATTAATAAATTATTGCAGTTTGGCGGATTTCATAAAGCAGGAAATTCTTGGAAAAGTGATCGCGGAAACTATAATCTTTTCTTGTGGATTAAAGGTTAAATAAAAAATGAAAACCAATGACATTGAAACCATTAATTATTTCGCATATGCACACAACGCCAATACTCATATCATGAAGAAACGCTGTCCTTCAGCAAAATTAATTGGCACTGGCGTTCTTAAAAATTTCAAGTTAGTTTTCCGCCATTATGCTGATATAGAAAATGAAGATAATACTGAATGCTATGGTGTTCTATGGAATATCAATATCAAAGAGTTAAAGACGCTTGATTATGACGAAGGCATTCACAAATCTTACAACAGAATTCCAGTATCCGTAGATACTGAAAATGGTCCAGTAAAAGCAATGGCATATATAATGGACCCCGCTAACAGTGTTAAAAAACTTACACCTGAATGGTATATCAAAAGCGTTGAAGAGGGATATAAAGAACATGGTCTTCCCGTTGAAGCCGTAGAAAATGCTCCTAAGAATGAAGGCTTTGACCAACCACTAAGCGAAGCAGGAGGGGTGCCTACGTATTATTTCTCTTACGGAATGCTATGTGATCCTAATAATATGCATAATGCTAAATTAGTGGGCGTCGGTGAACTTCGCAATTTTGAGTTTAAATTGTATCGTTTTGCAAATGTTGAACCAAGCACGGGAAGCAAGGTGTATGGTTGCCTGTGGGAAGTTGATCGCAGAATGTTAAGTGAGTTGGATTACTTAGAGGGATATCCTCAGATGTATGACCGTCGCACATACCCTATATACTGTGATGGTCAAAAATATCCAGCAGAAGTCTATCTGATGACCCCAGATACTATTAATCGCCTGCAAGGCACTATCCCAGCCAACTCATATATTATGTCAATTAAGTATGGCTATTCGCATGCGGGTGTTCCTTTATACCAACTGTATGATGCGCTTGATACATTAGACGATCACAAATATCATGGATACACTGATACTAAAAATGATTACTCCACGTGGAATAATAGTAGCTATCTAGACGTTAAAGATGACAACGAGGATAATGGTGATTGGGACCCTTCTTATAGAGGACACCGAAACATTCAATATGAAACTGTCAGCACGGGAATGGGAGGCGGATCAGCAGGTAATAGCGGCGGCGCAATGGTAGGTGGTCCAACTACCTATGAACAAGAACATGCTTTAACTAAACACAAAGGGCGTGGGCAGAGAAGAACATTAGCCAGCACTTATGAGAGTGTAGGTAACCAGACAATAACTCTATCAGACATTTATGATGGTGCTTATCCTGATCATGATGAAATGGTTTGGAACTTTGTTGGCGATAACGACTTTGATATACCATTTGCTGTTCATACTATTCAACCATTTGTATTGGAACAATTGCTATCGAATCAACATGGTGTTGATGATTTAGAAGATTTGTTTGATAAAATGCAACCTGCTCAGGAAGCAATAGTATCTGATTATCAAAATAATCCTAATCTTTCTCAGGAAATAATAGTGCTTGCGGGTGACAGAATTATTGACGGGCATCACAGGGCATTGGCAGCAGCATTATCTAATCGACCAATCAAGTATATTGATGTGACTGAGGAAGCATAAATACTCCAATAAGGACTATTAATAATGCTGGCTGATAATTTAAAAACATTGCTCGGAAGCACTCACGTATTATATACTAAAATACACGGATTTCACTGGAACGTTCAAGGAAAGGATTTCCCTCAATATCACAAATTCTTGAATAAATTCTATGATGAAGTTTATGAAACGATTGATACAATTGCTGAATATATCAGAACATTAGATTCATTTGCTCCGGGAAGTCTCGCGAGATTTATGGAACTTACCATAATTGAAGAACAATTATTGGTTCCAAGAGCAGAACTAATGATGGCAGAATTGCTTGAAGATTCAGAAAAAATGATAGAGTTAGTAAAAGACATATTTGACGTTGCTACTGAAGCCAGAGAGCAGGCGATTGCAAATTTTATGGCAGACCTACAAGAACTTTATGCTAAAAAAGCATGGATGTTGCGTTCAATTCTTAAAACTTCACGAGCATAATATATGAGAGCAAAACAATTTCTTGAACTGTATGAGGCACAACAGCAACTATTTGAAGTGGAAATGTCCCCTTCAAGTTTAAGAAAACTTGCCAGTAATATTCCGGGTGCTTTAGCCGGTCTTGAGTATGAAATGTTTGTTCCGGATGTTGATTTAGGAGGCGATGACGATGAGCCAGAAGAAGACATGGATATGGACGAATCCGCAATTGACATTGACGATATTGTTCGTTTCTTTGACGACAGCGAACATAATACTTCAAGAACAATCCGCGAACTGAGACGAGAATTAGAAGAAAAATATTCCGAGTATGTTGACCGTGAAATTGAAGATGCCTGGCAGGGTTCCGAAGGTAAACGGCATCTTTACGACTGGATTAAAAATAATGTTGATAATGATGATCTTGCTGAATATTTAGACAAGACACCCGAAGAAGATGAAGAGGGCGATAAAGAAGAATTTAGTCCAACCGAGGAAGATTATGAAGAGGCAGCAGAAAAATCTTGGCAAGACGAAGATTCTTATTGTGATGATGCTAAAGAAGATTTCATTAATGACTATGATAGAAGCAATTTCAGTGAGAGAGATTTCTTAAGAGATATCGGAATTTATCACATGTCAGACGTAAACGGTAGTGTTTATGTTGACCTCACATGGCCGCACTGGATTCGCGGGTCATCGGGTGAAAGGGGAATTACTGAAGTTGCCGAAGACATATCAGAATTTTTAGGAATTCCGGTATATACGGGAGAATATCATTCTGGCGCAAGATCACCAAATGGCTATACATTAGAGACTGATGGTAGTTTACAAAAAGACGGTTATGCGGGTCTGGAATTGATAAGCCCGACCCCGCCGCCCCCAGTTGCCAAAACTCTTGAGGACATGGATAAAATTATTGAATGGGCACATGATAATGATTGCATAACTAATAAATCATGCGGGCTTCACATGAATATTAGTATTCCAAATTATAACAGAGATAATTTGGATTATGTAAAACTTGCAATACTTACAGGTGATAAATATGTTCTTGATCAATTTGGAAGAGCAGCTAATACATATTGTAAATCCGCTATTGATATTATTAAAAGTAAAGCAGCTAATACAGAGCAAGCTGAACAACTTATTGATAAGTTACGTAATAATGTAGAAGAAATTGCCAGTAAAATATTACATGGCGGTCGCACTGACAAATACACCAGTATTAATGTTAAAGAAAATCGTATAGAATTTCGTTCACCCGGAAATGATTGGCTAAATGCCGGGACTGAAAAATTGACAAACACGTTACTGCGTTTTGTAGTGGCATTGGATGCGGCTTGCGATCCAAACAAATACAAAAAAGAATATTATAGGGCACTGTATAAATTACTTAAGCCAAAAGACCCCAAATCTGACATGAGTTATTTTGCTCGTTATATGTCAGGTGAAATGACTAAAGAAGCATTAGCCGGTGATCTTTTACGCGCAAGAAAAACTCGTCTTGGTAAAAGCGGTATTGAGGAACTAAGTGAGTCTGAGGTCGATGATGGCGACTGGATTGTAACTGTAGGTGGTCGCGACAATAATACTAATACTATATATCTCAGATATACCAAACAAGTAAGTAATGGGACAGAAGCATTATCTGCCGCTCAAAAATTATATCCAAAAATATTTAATAAAAATAATGTTCAAAATACCACAGTTCAGAGATATAAAATTGATATTGATCCAGATTTAAAACTTTATAGAGTATATTATGGTTACTTGAACACTGACGTTGTTGCCAAGTCTGAACAGGAAGCAGAAAAGTTAGTTAAGATCATTGATGCTAGGCAAATTTCTCAATTTGGTGGTGACCCACGACTTAAGGCTGAAGAACTTGTGTCAGCTACTAAAAGAGCCATGAAAAATATGCTAATCATACAAAATAATAAGTTTGAAGAAGGTAAACATTGGCTTGAAAGTGACAAAATTTATATTATTAGAGGCAATTTAGAATATGACATACCCATCAAATATATTGCCGCTAAAACAGAGCAAGAAGCCGAAGTGATCGCCAAACTAATGTATCCTCAATTTGATGATGATGCTAATAATTGGTATATTGTTCGTGGTTCGGGCAATATTCTCTATCCAGAAGAATCTGCAACATATAGAAAAGCACAAGAAGAATTAATTAAAAATAATCAAACCAATCGTCAGTCAACAGATGACACGCATGCCACAGATATGTCAGATATTAAAATGTATCGCGTTCATAATATAATTGGATATGATTATGTAATGGCTAAATCGGAGGAAGAGGCGGAGGCGCTGGCCACTAAGATTAATTATGTAAAATTCCCCGCTGGTTCAGTGACTGCAGTTAGGGCAGAATTAGACCCAAGCAATACCGAGGAATTCGTTAGAAGACAAAATCTTAGATTAGCAAATGCACCTAAACCTTATCATATTATTGACACAAGAACTAATCAGCCTGTGCCTGATTCTACATTCCCGGTGATTAATGATCATGATGCAGTTTTGAGATTGCGTGATTATGCAAGTTTTGGAAGACATGGTTTATCATCAGCCCGAGCGCGCGAAGTGTTTGCGGTTCGTCCAGTGTCTTGATAAATACTAATTAATATGAGAGCAGTATGAGAGCAAAACAATTTCTTGAACTTTACGAAGCACAGCAGCAATTATTTGAAGTGGAAATGTCTCCTTCAAATTTAAGAAAACTTGCCAAAGGCATTGAAGGTGCCAAAGTTGGTATTGAATTTGAAATGGTTGTTCCAAACGTAAGTATAGAAAACAATGACGATGATGATGATGAAGTGAATTTTCCGGAACCAGAAATGAATAACCTATATGAACCTGCAAGAAGCATAGATGACATTGTTGAGTTCTTTGATAACCCTGGTTACAATGACTCACGCACAATCACCAGACTTAGAAACATATTAGAGACTAAATACCGAGAATGGGCTAAGCAGTTCGTTGATAAACAATGGGACAAGAATGGAAAAGAATATCTTCTAAATTGGATTAGAAAAAATGTTAGCCCAAACAAAATTGCTGATTATTTAGATTTACCCGAAGATTTGTTAGGTGATCGCATTCCTTCTAAGGAAGATTATGAAGAAGTAGCGTATGAAGAATGGATGCGCCCCGGCAATGCGGCTGGACATAATTATTATGATGCGGCATATGAATCATTTCGCGACGGTGATGTATTGCCTAATTATTATTATGATGAAGATGATGAAGACTCTGATCCGGACGAAAATAAAGAATATATATTTGGTTTTGACAGCGATGATGCCGATGATGCTGATGAAGAAACATTCTTAGAAAGTCTCGGAATCAATGATATGGAAGATGTGTATCATAACTCATTGAATAGCAATCATGTATTATCATGGCCAAGCTGGACTGATCCACAACCTGAATATAACAGTAGTAGTAGTTCTTCTTCTGGCGGATCAGAATCAATACAAGATACCGCATTAGGGTTCATGAAGGCTCTCGGCTATGATTCAATTGCATATTCTACTTCATATCACGGAACATATTATAAATGGGACGGTAACGATTGGGAATATTATGGTAATAAAAAACCAAATGATTGTTATGCGGTTGAGCCGGATACCAGCATAACAAAAAAGTCCGATGAGGCAGGTTTGGAGTTTGTGAGTCCACCACTTCCTCCAGAACAAATTATGGCAGATATTAAAAATATAAAAACATGGGCTAATCGCATTGGAGCCTATACTAATAAATCTACTGCCATTCATACTAATGTTAGCGTTCCTAATTATGATATAGGAAAAGTTGACTATGTTAAACTTGCTCTATTATCTGGCGACAAATATGTCTTAGATCAGTTTGGTCGGACATTTAATGATTATACCAGTTCTTCACTAGATATTATCAAAAATAGATCATCTCGGTTATCTAATGAACAAGTAGAAAAGTTGTTGGATAAACTAAAAAACAACGTGGAAGAAATAGCCAGCAATGAAATTCATGGACCATATTCAATGAAAAAAATGGTATCTGTTAATACCGGCGATCCGGCTGGTTACAATAAGAAAAGCGGTTATGTAGAGTTTCGTGCTCCGGGTGGCGATTGGCTTGGGACTAACTATGAAAAAATTGAGAATACGATTCTAAGATATATCGTCGCTCTTGATGCTGCCGGTAATCCTGAAAAATACAAACGTGAATATACTAAAGCGTTGTATAAAATACTAAAACCCAAGACTGCCACAGATAACATGAGTCTATTTGCTCAATATATGGCTGGTAATATTACCAAAGAAGCATTAGTAAGTAAACTTAAGGTTAAGAAAAAACCTTCACAAACAAACGATAAAATTGCTTCCACACAGTCAGGTGAAGATGAAACTATGTATAGATTCAGCACTCGTGATGGTTCAGTTGCGCCTGCTTATGCATCTGGTTCTGATCCAATGGAAGCATTTGATAGATTAACTGCACGTAATGCTGTATGGAGAACTATGCCTATTAGTAATGTTCTTACTCATGTTGCTGAACCCAGTCGAAGACAAACTCCTCCTGATGTTCAACAATTATCATCACCTGAACCTGATTCAATACCTGAATTAACCCGTGAATATCAACAGTGGTGTGAGCAACAAGGTCTTCCATATGTGGCAACAGAATATCAGGACTTTGATGAACTAACCGATGCGCAACGTGATTGGATAATGCGCTTTAATGTTCGCTGGTCGGCTGCAGAAGAAGCGCGTGATGCGCCCCAACAACAATCATCTTCCGAAAGAAGATTGTATTCAGTAAGAAATACAGACACAGGTGACGTAATGCAAGTTTTTGCAGATAGCCCCCTTAACGCAATGATCGGTGCAAGAAGTGAAAATCCCGACTTCCGTAATGCTTCTCTTCATGCAGCAATAACTGCACCTGAACCAGATCAAACTCCCCGCCACACAGAAGGCGAATCATTATATCGGGTGACCAATAATAACACTGGTGAGCAAATAACTATTGCCGCAGGTTCATTACAAACTGCATATGGCAGAGCGCAAAGAAACAATCCATCATGGCAAGGCTCCATACTGACTGCCCGTCAGATTGGCTCTGATGAAATTAGTCCAGAATCTCCGACATATGATGTGCGTGATACAGCAGGAACAATACATACATTACAAATACAAGCCAACAACGCCGATGAAGCCAGAAGAATAGCAAGATTACGTTATCCCGAACTTGACAGTCTTCCGGACACCAGACTTCTTGCAACAAGAAGATCATCATAATGAGAGCAAATGAATTCATAACAGAGTCATCGGGAGTAAGACTCAAAGATTTAGCCACTGTGAAAACTAATTTTCCGGATGCCGATTTCTGGCTTCAGCGCAAAGGTAGCGAGAAGTCTGTAGGCACACCAACCAAAGAGTTTTCACCAGAAAATATCGGCATCAAGGTAACGGCTACTGATGTTCTTGATGCAAGATATCTGTATTACATGATGCAGCATATTCACAACATTGGATATTGGAAACAGTTTGCGAGTGGTGCATTGAGACTAGTCAATCTTCCATTACAACATGTTGCCAATCTTCCTCTTGGTATGAATGAATCTTTAAATGAAGATGAAAATGTTCAAATAAAAACTGACCTAACTTATACCGATAGCTATCAGGGACAGGCAGACGGATTCATACTTGCATCTGCTAACGGTAAATCACCATGGGCGGATGAAGGAAATGGCTATTGTCCTAATGCAGTTGGTGGATTGGATTTTAGTATCTACGAAGGCAAGGCATTAATCAAAATGGTGCAGGTTAAGCCCGAATATCAACGCATGGGAATCGGATTGGCTTTAGTAAAAAGACTTGAACAAGAAGTTGGTAAGGGAAACATTGACTGGGGGATGATGACCGACACCGGAAAAGTATTACATGATAAGTATCAGAATTTAGATGAGGCGTTGCCAACTTGGGCTAAAAAAGGTGAGTTTATAATTGAGTCAATCGGACCTGATACGATCTTTAATCAGGTGAAAAAAATTCACCATACCTTCCGAGATATAGAAGAAGGTGATTTACCTGACCGTATCTATTGGTTTAGTGAGTACAAGAAAAGTGAACTCCCGCTATCACTGCTTTATTTACATGAATTTTTTGTTGATGAGCAATTGGTAGATGATTATGTAAAACTAATCCAATCTTCACCCAATACAATGCCGCCTATTGTATATGATCCTATCGCTGGTTCAATCATTGACGGTAATCATAGAGCCAATGCTTATGCTAAATTAGGCTATGACACTATACCCGCATACGTTGGGTTAACAAAATCTGACAGTTACGGTGAGCGTGAAAACGAAATTGACGAAGCATTTCCTTCTTGGGCTAAAAAAGGTGCATTGGCAGCAGGCGGCGCGGCTGCATTGGCGGCTGGTGGTGTAGCACTAAGGCATGCACAAGACGATAAGCCTCAAGTCAGATTTGAACTCCCAAATGCTAAATCAGCAGAGAACGCACTCCGCCAAGATGCAAAAATTCTCGCTCATACTATGTGGGGAGAAGCAAGAGACCAAGGCATTGATGGTATGATTGCCATCGGCAACGTCATAAATAATCGTGCCAAGGATACGAAACATGCAAGAATGTTTGGACAAGGCATCAAAAATATTGCAACCAAACACAAGCAATTTAGTTGCTGGAATCCCAATGATCCAAACTTTAAGTATGCTAAAGAAATGGAAAAAATTGATCACATCGTCAACACAAAGCGCGCGCCGAACAACGAAGACTTCAATAAATGGTTATCAGAGTTTAAAAATACCGGAGAGTTTCTAGATTATAAAAAATGGCGTAAGAGTTTAGAACTGGCAACTAAAATTCTGTCTGGTCAACTTCCTGATCCAACTCATGGAGCAGTGTATTATCACACTAAAAACGTTCATCCTGAATGGGCAAAGAGTATGAAAAAAATAGGCTCACTTGGTCAGCACGTTTTTTATTCTTTACCTACGGCTATAAAAGAAACTCATGAATTAGACGAATACAAAGTGGACAATGAAAATGGTTTGGGTCAAGTTCCATACAATGCTAATGTGGATTATATGGGATTACGAGTTTTAATGAAACCGAGTATATTTTTGAAACTTGCTCACAAATTAGAAAATCCCAGAAGCGTTGATCATATCGTGAATCACATTAAACAAGGTGGCGCATTGGGTTCTCCATTTTTGTCCATAGACATTCCCCGTGAATGGGAAGAGGGCGATTTCAAACATGATGCCAGAGTAAGCGGACACGAAGGACGCAATCGCATGATGGCTATTCAGCAAGTTGAAGGCGATGATCCAGTTGAAGTTCACCTATTTCCGCGTGGAGGAATGAGAGCCAGACATCTTACGTCAGAAATTATCAAGCATTTACAAGATAGTATGTTTGGACAAGACGGAAACTATGTGTGTGGAAATTTATTCCAATTAATGCAAAAATAACTGTTGACACGTTTATTCTCCCATCTTATAAGTCATCCATCATAAACAAAGAGCGAGATGTAACGTGACTTTCAAACTTAGTAATTCCGGTGTGGTTGCAGTTGTTACCATGGACCGTCTCGAATCTATTCGCGTGTCCAATATTATTCGTAGGGCAGGTATTCCGCGCGAAACTTATTTCACTGGCAACATCAAAAAGCAGATGAAGAAGTCTTCTGATTTGGAAGCAGTGATCCTTGTTCAGGATGGTGCTATCTTCATTAAGGACATGCTTACTGGCATTCAGCGTGAGGTCACCGGTGATCTCGTGAAATCTGTGGAATATGTTCTTTATTATGGCTATCATGAAGATGACGTTTGTGTCCGAGACAATGCTTACGATTTTGGTGATTTTTCGTTGTATGGCATCGTTTAAAATTAAACACTACATGAAACATGAGGAAATTCCATAATGTCTAATAAACCCACTATGACCATTGACCAAGATGGACATAAAGAATGGCGTCTGGATGGCAAACTCCATCGCGAAGATGGACCTGCTTTTGAATATGCAGATGGTACTAAGAAATGGTATCTGAATGGCAAACTCCATCGTGAAGATGGGCCTGCTGTTGAATATACAAATGGCGAGAAGCAATGGTATCTAAATGGAAAACTCCATCGCGAAAATGGACCCGCTATTGAATATGCAAATGGCACCAAGATATGGTACCTGAATGGCAAACGCCATCGCGAAGATGGACCTGCTGTTGAATATGCAGATGGTTCCAAGCGTTGGTATTTAAATGACAAACGCCATCGCGAAGATGGACCTGCTGTTGAATATGCAGATGGTTCCAAGTGGTGGTATCTAAATGGAGAAAAAATAGATCAATTGGTTTTCTGGGTTACCACTAAAGAGCGCGAGCAACAGAAAACTTCTTGACATACGATATCGCACGTATTATAAGCTTTTACACAATTACAAAAGGATATTTCAAAATGGCCAAGACCCTCCAAGAAAACGATGTTGTCAATGATGCTGATAATGATCGCATTCCCGTTCTTCCGATGCAACTTCGCAAAAGCATTGATGTTGGTGGTAATCGCGAAATCATTTTCCAAGACGGTGACAGGGTAAAGATTCCCCTTCGCACCATTGACGCGTTTTTTGACATTTATAATCGTCTTAAGCCCATTGATCGTGAAGCTATGCAAAATAAGGCGAGCAAGAGTGCGATGGACTTTGTTGATGCACTGATTGACTTTGCCCAAAAAGAGAAGATGCCGCGCAGTATCTACTGATATTAAAAATTTCCCATAATAGCTAAATAATAGTGCCTTGGTGTAAGAAAAACTTACACTTGGGCATTGTTGTTTAAGGTGAGGATTTATGGGAGATATCTTTAAAGTTATTGGTGACGTAGGATTTCCCATTGCCGCTGCATTTGGTGCCGGATATTTTGTATTCCTAACTCTCAAATTTATTCTTGCAGGAGTTACCAGTAGCGTTAAGAACATGGCTGGTATTATTACTGCACTTGATAACCGCGTAAAAACTATGAATCATGATGTCATTCGTATTGACACGGTTGTTTCAAACGCGCTTGGGCTAAGTCCTGACGTTGAGCGTATTGGTCGTTCTGACGGAAAAAATGATGCCAGGAGAGATTGATAAAAATACACTTAGCAATTAAATAACGATCCACTTTACAGTCCATACTCGCAATAAAAAAGATGTATTAAATAAGAAGAAAAATAAATGAGCATAGAAATAGCAGAATTGGTCAACAAGTATGGGTTTCCTATCATTGCCGCTGGTGGAATGGGCTATTTTGTATTTCATGTATGGGAATGGGCAACTAAAGAAGTTAAACCAGTTCTCAGTGAGACAAATACTGTCCTGATTGCGTTAATTGATCGTATACGTATGTTGGATAACGATCTAATACGTCTCAATCAAAAAGTCAATACCGTATTGCATTTGCGCGGAAAAACGATTGAGCATGAACGTGTTGAGGCTGAAAAAATTATTAATCAGCCACGAGTTCGCCATAAAGACACGGAAGAATCTCAAGAAGCAGCATCAGGCAATAGTTAGGTAAAATAATGAAAACCATAACAACACTAATGCTTTTTGGTATGCTGTTTATGAGTGAAACTGCGCATGCTGATCAAATAGTTCAGCAATTCAAAGACCCATCATTCAATGGTATTAACTGGTCTAACCATGTTTTATCAATTGAATCAATAGAGGCGTCCAATAAATCAGCAAATACGAATGCACTTGCATCTGCACAGGCGGCTGCGGCAAATGCGGCTGCTAACACACCTCTTGCAAAATTTGTGTCTCTATTTGAATCTCAGGTATATTCACAATTGGCAACGCAATTATCAAATAATCTGTTTTCAACAAGTGGACCATCATCAAATGCTGGAACATTTAACTTGGCTGGAAATAGTATTAGTTACGTAAAAACAAACAATGATGTTACATTGACTGTAGTAGATACTTCCGGAAACAAAACTATAGTTACAGTTCCGATAGCAACATTTGCATTTTGAAGGAATAGAGTGTGAATAAACAGATTGCTTTACCATTATTAATTCTATCAGCTTTATCCCTTTCTGGATGTATTGGTGCTATTAGTCCACGACTAAACAAAGACGTTGAAATCATGCGTGAGAAGGCAAGAATAGAAGGTTTCGCAAATCCAAAAATATTTGTTAATTTACCTGAATTGGATGGTCCTGCTATTCCTATTGCAGTATATAGTTTTACAGATAAAACTGGCCAACGTAAAAATTCATCCAGTGTTAGTAGTTTTAGCACGGCAGTTACTCAAGGTGCAGATGCATACTTAGTAAAAACTCTCTCAGATGTAGGAAACGGAAAATGGTTTAAGCCTGTTGAGCGCGTGGGCATTGAAAGCCTTATAAAAGAGCGTCAGCTTATACGTCAAATGCGTGAATTGGAATTCGGTGATAAGGCACCTCCATTGCCACCTCTTATGGTGTCAGGTCTTATTATTGAAGGTGGAATTATTGATTATAATAGTGACACCAAAACTGGAGGGAACGGGGTTCGCTACCTTGGTATAGGTCCGAATACTCAATATAGCCAAGATATGGTTGTCATAAATATGCGTCTCGTGTCTACGCAAACTGGGGAAGTCTTAGATAGCGTAACCGTAACAAAAACTATTATCTCAACATCAGAAGGTTTAACTGCATTTAAATTTTTTGATTTAGGAACGCATGCTTTTGAACTTGACGCTCAACAGACAGCGAATGAACCGGGAAGTTATGCTATTCGTTCAGCAATTGAAGTTGGTGTAGTAGAACTAATCAAACATGGTGAAAAGAAAAAATTATGGCACTATAAAACTAATACGTTACCAACCAATAAGGAATTAAAATAATGAAAGCAATAAAAATAATAAAATACGCATTAATTCTTAGTTCGCTATTTGTATCCGATGCTACATTTGCTCAGTCACTTACGGCGGAATCTAATCCAACAAGTGTCCCATCTGCCGTTTTACCAACTCTACCAAATCCTCCTGCAATTATCGCCTCATCTCCTAATGAGCAGGCAGCATCTACGTTGGACACAACTAACCAAGTATATATCAACCAGTCAGGATTTAATGTCAATGTTAATATCCAACAAACTGGTGTATCAGACTTGATTGGAAGCCTATCATATCCAACTTTTCTACGTGGAGACAATCAAGTATTAACCGTGATTCAGACTGGAAACACAAACAATCTACAGTTAGGAATTATTGGTAACATTGGCGCAGGTGCCGGAACTACAGCAACTATTCAACAACTCGGCAATGGCAACTATGCTAATATTCAATGCGGAACTGGCAAAAACGATCCAAATTGTAATGGATTAAATTTGAATGATAAATTTAATGGTAATTTCAATACTCTTAACTTTCATGGATCAGCCGCAAATATCACTCAAACAGTTGATATTGAAGGTAACAACAACTACACTAATATCTTTTCCAACTCTCCAAATTCTTCACAGACATTATTGTTCAATGGTGAAAACAACACAATTAACGTAAATCAGACTGATGCAGGTGGAAACTATGGTCACAGTTTATTTGCAAATGTCATCGGAAGCAATAATACGCTTACTGTTCAACAATATGGTGCTTCAGAAACCGTAATCAATATTCAAAGCACTGGCTCAAATGGCATCTTTAATATTAAAACCGGTCATTAATTTAATTGGATTACTATGCTTGCTAATTGCCACCCCGGCGTTAGCAAGCATAGGGTCTATTACCAATTTCAAAGGTGCTGGACAAATTAAACGTGGTTCCGCATCCATTCCTGCTAATCAAAATTCTGGCATTGAGAAAATGGACATTGTATCTACTAACTCGCAAGGTAAGATAAAAATAACATTCATTGATGCAACTACTGTCAACATTACTGAAAACAGTAGACTCGTGATTGATGATTTTGTGTTTGATAGTAAAAATTCATCAAAGGGTAAATTGGGTCTTAAAGTGGCGTTAGGAACTATAAGATATACATCCGGCGCGCTGGCTCATGGAAATCCATCAGGCATTAACATACGCACTCCTACGGCAACTATAGCGGTTCGTGGAACAGATTTTGTGATGTCCGTTGACGAAACTGGAGAATCTACGGTTATTCTTGTTCCAAATTGCTACGATGATAAAGACATAACAAAAACTGAGTTTGATTGCTCATCCGGTGTTATTGAAGTCATAACTGCGGCTGGAATAGTAACTTTGAACAAGCCATTTCAGGCTACTGTAGTCCAGAATTCATTTATACCACCATCACCTCCTATAAAAATTACTACTGCACTAAAAGTAATGAATAATAATATACAGATTTCTCCGCTTGCAACTGATGATGGAAAAAGTTTAATTAAATTTGCAAAGAATGCAGCCACAAAATATGCCAACCCATCTAAGGCAATAGCAGATTCAAATAAAGACCCCACAACAAATTCAAATGATAGCGCCGAAGAAGCAGAACTCGCCGTGCAACAAAAATCTTCAAGTCAAATCAATGATCAAAAAGATACACTTATACCCAAAATTACTGTTTCTGGTAGAGTGATATATACGAATGTATCACCTACCTATGTCAAACAGGTTCAGGAGGGGTGGGCATATGCGCGTATGTCAAGTGATAAAAATCAAGTCGTTGCAATATGGGTTGATCTTAAAACCGATACACAAATTATTTCGTCACAAGAAGGATTAATTGACTTCTACGATTTTGTGAATGCTAAGTATCCAACTTCGGGATCAGGTAAAGCAACTGGTAACATAAATATAATACAAAATGGAGCAGTTCCACCAACTAATAGCGGAAAATAATAAAGGATAGAGTCATGAAAAAATTAAAAAAAATACTAATAAATCCGTGGTTGGCTCTCCTGACATTTGCAATATTGCTTATAGTTAAACTATCAAATCCATATTTAATAGATGCAATGAAACTTAAATTTTATGACTATCTAATGTTAAGTAAACCAATTCACAGTGATCAGATTGTAATTGCAAATATTGGTGAAAGGGCATTAGAGAAATACGGACAATATCCATTTCCCAGAGATACATATGCAAAAATCGTCAACAATCTATATGATAATCATCATGCTGGTTTAGTTGGCAGCACCATAATGTTTCCAGAAAAGGATAGGTTTGGCGGAGATGATGTGTTTGCTAAGTCGCTTACAGAGCATCCAGTGGTTCTAAGTCAAACTGTTTCTGCCGATTGCACACGCAACAATAGTTCAACCCGTAAAACTGGCGTTGCAATAGTAGGTGATGGCAAGCCAACAGAATTTTTACCAAATTATCCATGTGTTCTTGATAATATTTCAGTGTTGCAAGAGTCTGCTGTAGGTGTTGGTATAACATCAACGCTTCCTGAAACCGATGGTGTTGTTCGTCGCGTTCCTATGCTGGCAACATCAAAAGGAGATTATTATCCTTCGTTTGCATTAGAAATGCTACGTGCTGCTACAGGTGATCCAAGTTATCAGGCAAAAATAAATGAGACCGGCATTGAGGCAGTTCGTATTCCACAGTTTGGTAAAATTTCCACTGACGAATATGGTCGCGTGTTTGTTAATCCGAATTATGTATTCTCATCGTTTGAAGTAGGCGGGAATATTCCGCATCTCGGTGGTAAGATCGTTCTACTCGGTGTGACTGCGAACGGTGTTGCAAACCCTGTAGCAACGCCGTCTGGTGCCCGAATGCCCCATCAGGTTCAGGCCAGCATTCTTCAGACTCTGATAAATCAGGATTCTGTATCAATTCCGAATTGGGTTGAATTGGTTGATCTTCTGGCATTTTTTATTCTTTCAGTTGCTGTTATTGGAATGTCAAACTTACGTTATTCTATTATATGGATCGCAATATTATTAACTGGATATATTTATGCTCCCTTCTATATGTATATACATAATAAAATATTATTTGATGTGTCATTCAATGTACTGGCAGTTCTGATCATTTATATACATGTTTATTCAGTAAAGTTCATCAGTGAATTTCTACAGAAACAACAAATCAAGAAACAGTTCGGCACATATCTAAGTCCTGATCTGGTTGCCCAATTGCAACGTCAGCCTGAATTGCTGCAATTGGGTGGCACTGAACAAGAACTTTCAATCATGTTTACGGATGTTCGTGGATTCACGACGATTTCAGAACATTATGGTAAGAACGTGCAGGGCTTGACAAAAATTATGAATCGGTATATGACTGCTATGACCAAAGCAATTTTAGAAAATAAAGGCACTTTGGACAAATACATCGGAGACGCTCAGATGGCGTTTTGGAATGCGCCGGTCAGCAATGAACAACATGCTCTGGATGCCGTGCGTACTGCCTTTCAGATGTTAAAATCTCTTGAGGAATTTAATTATGAAGTCACCAAAGAAGGAGTCCCTGCTTTTGGAATGGGTCTGGGAATCAATACTGATACCGTTGTTGTTGGTAATATGGGAAGTGATCAGCGTTTTGACTATACTTGCTTGGGAGACGGTGTTAATCTTGCGTCACGGTTGGAAGGGCAGTCAAAGCCTTATGGAGTCAGAATCATCATTGGTCCAAAGACCGCACAATATGTCAAAGACCGATACCAAATCGTAGAACTTGATCTTATTGCCGTTAAAGGTAAAACTGAGCCAGTAAGAATATATACGGTTTTGGAACAATTTAAAAAGATTGATGAAAATGCACATAATATGATTTTAAGTGCTTATAGGCTCGGTGCATGGAAAAGAGCACTGGTCATGATACAAACGCGTGGAAACATGTGGAATGGGCAACTGGATAATTATTACAAGATGCTTGAAGAGCGGATTTTAGAAATTCAAAAAAATCCGCCCGCTCCCAAAGATTGGGACGGGGTATATCGCGCTACATCAAAATAAAGATAAATATATTCATGATAACAACCGAAATCATCCATGAATCTGCCGCTGATGTGCTGGCGAAGAAATTGCCTTCATTTGAAAAGCATGACTATGATACTATTGACAAATTAGTTCGTAATGTTGCTGATAAACATAGCATTACCAGTGATGCATTGCATGATATATTTGTCAAAAAATATCATAAAACTCCCAAGGCTTGGATTGAAGACCTCAAAGATTTGGATGAAACCAGCGGTAATCCTTCTGATGATATTGGTGAAGAGGTAAAGAAATTTGCTGAATGGACCGGTCGCCGCCTCAACCTCAACCATCTTCCCAAAATTGAACTTAGTCATGACAGCGATGATGCACAAAATAACCATCATACTGGTGGACACATGCCCGGTTCAGGATCGGTATGGGTTTATGCAAAAAATAGAAATCTTGTAGACATACTGAGAACCGTAGCACACGAACTTACCCATGTACGACAAGAAGAACTCGGAATGATCAAACCAGGATCAAGCTATCCCGGAAGTCCAATAGAATTACTAGCCGATATGGTAGCTGGAAAACTGATTAAGATTTATGGCGAAAAGAATCATCACATCTTTCAATAAATTGGACAAAAACATTGACTTATCTGCGTAGTGTGTTATAATAACTAGACTAATAAGGAGATAATATGTCTAACAGAACTTTTAACGCAGAAGCCACTCTTAAATTGAAGCAGTTGATCAACGAAGGACTAAATGTCCTACAGGAAGTTGAAACTCTCAACGAAGGTCTAAATGACACCGTTAAGTCTATTGCTGAGGAATTGGAAATCAAATCGTCAATTCTCAAGAAGGCGATCAAAGTTGCCCACAAGCAGCGCCTTGAACAAACTAATGAAGAAAATGAAGCACTCAACCATATTCTACAGGTAGTCGGGAAAGCCAACTAAGTGTCATATGTTGATGCCATCCTTTCAATAAAGGATGATAAAATACATGTGGTAGAGCGAAGCCCTGAAGGCAATCGGATATACAAAGAATATCCAACAAATTATGTTTTTTATTACCCTGACCCAAAGGGAAAGCATCGTTCTATTTTTGGTAATCCACTTAGTAGATTTTCAACTCGCAAGAGAAATGAGTTTGAAAAGGAAAAGCGGATTCATGGTAACAAAAAACTATTTGAAAGTGATGTTAATGCGGTATTTAGATGCTTGGCAGACAACTATCTCAATGTAGAACCTCCCAAGTTACATACTTGCTTTTTTGATATTGAGACGGACTTTGATCCTGAAAAGGGTTTCAGTCCGACAGACGATCCATTTAATCCAGTCACGGCGATTTCTTTGTATTTGGATTGGAAAGATCAGTTAATCACTCTTGCTATTCCACCAAAACACATGACCGATGAAACGGCGCAAGAGTTAGTGCGTGACTTTCCTAACACGTTTCTGTTTCGTTCTGAAATTGAAATGTTTGAGACATTCTTCCAACTGATTGAAGATGCCGATATTCTCACTGGGTGGAACTCAGAGGGATACGATATTCCTTATTGTGTAAATCGGGTAACCCGAATTATGTCTAAGGATGATACACGTAAGTTCTGCCTTCTTGGTCAACTTCCGAAGATTCGCACATATGAACGATTTGGTAAAGAAGAAACTACCTACGATTTAGTCGGGCGAGTTCATATGGACTATTTGCAGTTATATAAAAAGTATAACTACGAATCGCGCCATAGTTATTCTCTTGATGCAATTGGTGAAATGGAAGTAGGTGAACGTAAGACTCAATATGAGGGTTCACTTGACCAGTTATACAATCAAGATTTCAAAACCTTTATTGAATATAACCGACAGGATACTATGCTTATGGTGAAGATTCATCGTAAGACTAAGTTTCTTGAATTAGCAAACGCACTGGCACATGAAAACACAGTGTTGTTACCAACGGCTATGGGTTCGGTGGCGATGATCGAAATGGCGGTCATCAATGACGCACATTCTCGTGGATTTGTCGTTCCCGATAAGAATAGGAAAGATGGACCAAGCGATGACCAACAGGCGGCTGGTGCATATGTTGCCACACCACAGGTTGGAATGCACGAATGGGTGGGAGCAGTGGATATTAACTCACTGTATCCTTCTGACATTCGTGCATTGAACATGTCACCAGAAACCATCGTTGCTCAGGTTCGTCAGACTCTTACCGAACAGTATATGGCTGACAAAACCAAAAAAATCAAGCAAAGCAAAAAACAGAGCAAAAGAAAGGATAGCACTACTGACAAAGAAATAACTGCTGCTTTGTTATGGGAAAATCTTTTTGGATCGCTTGAATATACTGCGATCATGAATCAGGAACGTGGCACTATATTGATCGTTGACTATGAAGACGGAAGATCAGTAGAAATGTCTGCTGCTGAAATCTGGAAGATGATATTTGACAGCAATAATCCATATATTCTCTCTGCGAATGGCACGATCTTTACCTATGAAAGGGAAGGAGTCATCCCCGGTTTGCTATCAAGATGGTATTCAGAACGTAAGGCTACACAAAAGCAAGCCAAGACGGTCAGAACTTTAAACTCTGGTATTGAAATCAATTCAAAATTAGCCGAAAAACTTAAAAAAATACTTTAAGTGATAAATACCCTATACGGAGGTATTATGAACTTAATTGATATAGAAACCATTATGAGAGACATGTGCAGTATAAAACATGAACACTCATTTAAACGATACCTAAAATTGATTGAAATTTACAGAAAATTAAATTTATCCAAGAAAAGTTTTGGAAAAGGTGAGATTGAAGCGCATCACATTCTTCCAAGTAAAATATGGCAAGAATATAAAAAAGAAAAATGGAATATAGTGAACCTACCCGTCCGTGCTCATGTTATCGCGCATTATCTACTTTATAAATTTTTACCAAAATCGGAGTGTGTGTTTGCGTTTAATCAGATGCACAGAGTTTCCGTAAAAACAGGAAAGTTAAACGCCAGATTATATGCCAAAGCGAGAATTGAATTGGCGCAGTTGGTAAGCAAAGTCAATTCCGGCAGAAAATGGTCAGATGAACAGCACAAATTGCATAGAAAAATTCATTGTGGTAAAAACACATATCGCAATATCACATCTGGAGAGTGTAAAAAGTTTATAGTAGGAGATGAACCGGCAGGATGGGAGCCGTTCCAGACTGGTCGGACAAAGAGTATTGCAGCAAAAGAAAAAATGGGAGAGTCAATGTCTGGAAGAATATGGCAATATCATTCGGAATCTAAAGAGGTTAAATTTGCAAACTTTTTAATAGATGGGTTTACGAAGGGAATACCGCCATGGTTTGTCTATGATCATGCAGAAATTACGAAAACCTACAAATGGGCATATAATCCGGATACAAACGAAGTTATTCGGTGCGCAGAAATTGATATTCCCGTTGGGTTTGAATTGGGGCGGGACCCGTCTTATGTTAACAAAGGATTTGAAAAAATAAATCAGTCCGGTTTATGTAGGATGCTGGACATTGAAGACAAATGTTATACGCTAGTATCAGAAGATATTTTACCTAACCCACGATATGTTAAACATGGTGCTTGTGTTGACGATATTTATGTGATATTATACAAAGACAGTATTTATTATTCTTGGGTTGATGTAGAACGAGAACACCCAGAATTGCCGAAAATGAACAAAAAGAGAGATATCTCTCTACTTGACTACGTTGTGCCTAAAAAGCATTTTAACCAAACACCAGATAGGCAACGTTTTTGTGAAATGCATCATGGTAAAACATTTGGAGAAATTGGAATATCTATGCGAAAACTAAAGGAAAATGACAATGATTGATACAGAATATATCAACACCCTAATAAAGACAGAAGACGTTGATGGTCTTGCCGCGTATATGAAAAAATATAAATTGCGATTATCCGCAGACAACAAAATTATTGGTGATGCGGATGTTGTTGCTGAATCTTATGCTTACTGGGATAAAAGACAACTCGTGCGAAAAATTCTCCTAAACTCTGCGTTAATTCCTAGCGCCCTTGTGTAGTGATACACACTGAATAACCCGTCTAATTGCTGGAAACTCTCATTGCGTAATGGCAGAGACAATCAGCAGCCAAGTAGAAATAGATTATTTCTAAAGGTTCAACGACTAGCCCATAGTGGCGTAAGCAATAAGCCAATGATTGCTGAAACGGCGGGGGTCTATACTTAATAGATCGTGATATAGTCTGTTCTAATATGAAAATATTAGCAGCATTTTAAATGCGGATGTGAAATTGCTAATCACATTGAACACTAAAGATGGTGCACTTCTAAACGAACACTGCCGATTCTATGATAAACGAATCGGTCAGTCAGTAACTCTTTCTGGTCGTCAAATTGTTCGCCACATGATGAGCAAGATCAATGAGATTATTGAAGGGACTTATTCTCACGAAGGAAGTTCAATCGTATATGGAGATACTGACTCCTGCTATTTCTCTGCATATCCAATTCTTAAGAGTCAAATTGATTCTGGTGAAGTTGAATGGGACAAAGACACCTGCGTTGCATTGTATGATAACATAGCAGAACAGACCAATGAAAGTTTTCCTGCATTCATGGAGAAAGCATTTCATTGTCCACGCAAGAATGGTGCAGTCATTAAGGCTGGTCGCGAATTGATTGGTGATCGTGCTATCTTTATTGCCAAGAAGATTTATGCCATCAATATTTTTGATCTTGAAGGCGATAGACTTGATCTGATTATTGACGAGAATGATGCTATCAAAAAAGGCGTAAATATCGGTTACGGTAAGGTAAAGGCTATGGGTGTCGCATTGAAGCGGTCGGATACGCCAAAATACATTCAAGAGTTTTTAATGGATGTATTGTGTATGGTAATTCAACAATGCAAACAGCGCGAGGAAGTTATTCAAAAAATAAAAACGTTTAAAACCTATCTTTCTGGTCAAGATAGTTGGACCAAAGGTAATCCCAAGTCTGTAAATAAACTAACGTATCATACTGCAAAATTTGAAAAAACTGGACAGTGTGGAGTTGGTCATGCCAAGGCAGCAATCAATTACAATTATCTGCGTAGAATGCACGGTGATAACTACAGCCAAAAAATTGTTGATGGCATGAAGGTAATTGTATGTTCACTTAAACCCAATCCTCTCGGATTTACATCTATTGCATACCCAACCGATGAATTAAGATTGCCTCAATGGTTTTTGGATTTGCCATTTGATGACAAGGACATGGAACGCAAATTGATAGATGAAAAAATTGAGAACTTGCTCGGCGTCCTAAAATGGGACTTACGAATTGATACTGATACAAACAGCACCTTCGCAGATTTGTTCAATTTTGGTTAACAGGCTTGTTGACTTATATCACAAATTCATGTAATATAGACATTATATAACAAAGGAAATACAATGAAAGATTATCTTCTTGATATCATTCAACACACCCATGGTTTAGGTGGAGTTGATTTAGTTAAGGTTGTCGGAACGGATGCCGATACTCAAGTTACTGCCTCTTCGGAAGACCGAACGGTTATCGTATATGGAAACTTTAAGGCTCCATTAGCAGATTTCATCGGCACGTTTGGAATGCCAAATTTGTCTAAGTTAAAGACTATCGTAAGTTTTGATGACTACGATGACGATTCCATTATCAATGTTACCCGAGGAACACACTCTGATGCGACTGCACCATCAGCCATTCACTTTGAAACTAAGTCGGGTGACTTCATCAATGACTATCGTTTAATGGCTAAGACAATCGTTGAGGATAAAGTTAAGAATGTTACATTCAAAGGAACTACTTGGGATGTGGAATTTGAACCTTCAATGAACAGCATTCAGCGATTGAAGAATCAGGCACAGGCCAACAGTGAAGAACTTTATTTCAAGACCAAGACTGACAACGGCGACTTGAAGATTTATTTTGGGGATGCGTCAACGCACTCCGGTAATTTCGTGTTCCAATCAAATATTACTGGAAACTTAAGCAAGCCGTGGAATTGGCCAGTCAAGGTTTTCCTTGCAATCATGGGGCTTCCGGGCGACAAGACAGTCCGCATCGCGGATGCAGGTGTCACTGAAATTACAGTTGACAGTGGTCTTGCCATATGGCGTTATCTACTCCCAGCACAGGCTAAGTAATATGATCAATGGAATTAGTTCAAGCAGTAAACATATAGTGACATATGGCACGACTTCAAACAAGCCATATATAAATTCTTCGTATAACACATTGCTGGGCATTGGTAATCTTCGCTATAATCCATCTACAGTCATGTTTGAAGTATACGATGGAAATTCATGGCTTCCTTTTCCCGAGTCAATCACCAGTATTGGTATTACTACACAGGCGGAATCAGCACTTGATTGGGTAATACAAAAAATGAATGAAGAGAAGCAGATTGAAGAACTCGCAAAAACAAGCCCTGTCATTCAAGATTTGATTAATCAAATCAATGAAAAGAAAGAGCAGATCAAGGTAGTTCAAACTCTGCTCAAGGAAGAGTCTAAAATTGCATGACATGCAGCGGCAGATGATTCTGTCTGACAATAGAAATATGATTAAAGATAGGGCGGCGCGTATTTTATGGGTTTCTCTATCTTTACCACTCCATAAAATTAATGCTGGCATTCGGGTGCATGGCAGCGATAATGAATTTAATTTTGAAGAGTTCAAGAGTTTTGTAAAAAACTTTATTAATAGTGAAGCTCTTGAATTTACCCAAAAATCTTGCATTTTGATTAGTGATGAGGTATATGAGTATATAGCAACTCGCTATCCTAATCGCATGATTGAAATTACCGTTTCAACTAATGACGACAATGACGGTTCAACCATTTACTATCACACCCTTTAGACACAAGGAATATAAAATGACTAAGAATATCAAATCCAATCCCAAGGTTCAACAGATTTTTGACGATCTGGAAAAGTATCGTGAATTTTGCAGTAGCCATGGTTATATTTTTGATGAGGCAGAACTCTACAATAGCAAGAGTTTTTCGTATCGCCAGTTCCAAAGACATGTCACAGGCAAGCCCGCCAAGGATCAGTGGGAAGCCGACTACATTAGATTCAAAGAACAAGATTCTACAAATCTGTATATGTGATAATCATGAGAATTGAAAACGAAATTTTGCTTGACTTCAATGACGTATTGATTCGTCCAAAACGGTCTACTCTTAATAGCCGTAAGGATGTCAACTTAGGGCGTTCATACACGTTTAAGCATAGCAAATATATTTGGTATGGCATTCCGATTATGGCTGCAAATATGGATTTTGTTGGCACTACTGAAATGGCAAAAGTATTGTCAACATTCAGTATGTTCACTTGCTTGACAAAAGATACTGCTCCACTTGGTATCTCAGATTTGAAGGGTGTCAGTACTAATTCCTACGCCATCAGTGCAGGAACAAGTGATATTGATTTCATGAGAATCAAAGAAACACTGAATGTTTTTCCAGATATCCAATTTATTTGTATTGATGTTGCTAATGGATATAGTGAGCATTTTGGTAATTTTGTTGCAAAAGTTCGCGAACTGTATCCAGATAAAACTATCATTGCCGGAAATGTCGTTACAGCAGATATGACACAGGAGTTAATTTTACGTGGTGCTGATATTATTAAGGTGGGCATTGGACCTGGGTCTGTTTGTACTACTCGTATACAGACCGGTGTTGGTTATCCTCAACTCTCGGCCATCATTGAATGTGCTGATGCTGCTCATGGGCTGGGTGCTCATATCATTGCTGACGGTGGTTGCACTTGTCCTGGCGACGTAGCTAAGGCATTTGGTGCAGGTGCTGACTTTGTAATGCTTGGTGGAATGTTTGCTGGACATAAAGAAGGTGGCGGAGAAGTTGATGCAATTAACAATACCGTTACTTTTTATGGAATGAGCAGTGACACTGCCATGAAAAAACATCATGGTGGCGTTGCTGATTATCGGTCAAGTGAGGGGAGGACCGTAGAGATTCCATACAAAGGCAATGTAGCATTTACTATCCAAGACCTCCTTGGCGGGCTGCGTAGCACTTGCACATATGTTGGTGCCTCTGAATTGAAACATTTGAGCAAATGCACAACATTTGTTCGGGTAAATAACCAATTCAATCGCGTATTCAGTAAGTAATCAATTATGACTCAGAACGAAAATATTTCCAACACTGATTATGAATTGTATACGCATTTTAATCATGGTGGTAATCAAGAGGGCATCATTCATATGGGTGGCATTGGTTACCATCATGATTTACAGGAGCGATGGCAAAAGACGATTAACTATAAATTTAATATTTTTCACATAAACGGCCCGACAATTGATTCTGATGGGCACTGTTTGTATGTGCATACGCCATACAACTATCCAAAAAGTGCCAGAGATTTATATCCTAATGCTGTTAGAATAGAGAGTTATAACGGCAACTCTGGTATTTTATATCGCGTGTTTGAATCAGACGAAGATTTGCTTTGGAACATATTAAAAAACTAAAATGACATGGTTTTTGATGAGGTGGGCATAATGAATATACCCGATTTTATTAATGGTAGTTTTGAAGCGTTTGGTGCGGTGGCAGCAACTATCAACATATTCACTCTTCGCAATCATAAAACTGTAAGGGGCACTTTCTGGCCCTCTAGTTTTTTTTGGGCTATTTGGGGATTTTGGAACGTGTATTTCTATTGGCATCTGCATCAATGGTTTTCATTGTTTGCGGGTGCCACTCTTGCTGTGATGACAAGCATTTGGTTGGTGATGGCTATCTACTATGTGAGAAAAGACAATGACACTTGACCTTCATGGCGTAAGGCACCAAGATGTTGATATGTTAGTGGAAAACTTTGTTTTGATGAACCAGAACAGTTTTCCATTGACAATTGTTTGCGGAAATAGTATAAGAATGATTAATATTGCCGAAAATGTGCTAAAGCGCATCGGCTGTGAAACTACCTCTTTAAGATATGGGGTATTAACAATAAGAAAGTTTAAATAAATGTTTTATCTCGCATACGGAATGAATTCCAATACCAATCAGATGTCTAATCGTTGTCCAAAGGCAATGAGTTTTGGTAGATACGATTTGAAAGATCATCGCATTGTGTTTCGCGGAGTTGCCGATATTGAAGTCAGTGAAGGAAGTGTCGCACAATGCGTTTTGTGGGATATCACTCCGGAATGCGAGGTAGAACTGGATATTCTTGAGGGATATCCATTCTTTTATGATAAGAAATATATTACCGTTTCTGTTAATGGCAGAGAATATGAGGCCATGTTTTACCAGATGACAGAAGGTCATGTAAATTACTATCCTCCAAATACATATTATCAGCAGATGCTGGAAGAAGGTTATTCCGAACATGGTTTGGAATTGGATCAGATATATACAGCAGAAGGGTTTACTTACGATGACTTGTGGATGGAAGAATATGCGAATGGATAAGAAAATCAACAAAAAGGCACTATATCCGATGGTTATTGGCATGAGTATTCTTTTGCCATTAGGTTCACTGATTCCTTTGTCAATAATGGCATGGAATTATTATCGGTCAAGAAAAGCCGATGATGTGGATTATTCTTCTGATGTTTGATTTACCAACGCAAGTTGAGCTTAACTTTATTAGGCGCGCGCAAGTCGTTATGTTTTTTTGTTTCTGGCCGCGCCGATCTAGTATCTCAAATAAATGGATATGGTTGACGAGGGGATATCGCGCTAGATCATGGTATAACCATGAGCAGTGTCCTTGTGATCATTGGTATAGTGAACAGGAATATATTATACTAAAATTAAAAGGATGAATTGTGAATAATCAAGAAATAAAAAATTAAAGGGACGAAAATGTCCGAGAACGGCTGAACACCAGACTAAGATTATTGATTCCAAAAGAAAAAACGGAACACTAAATCACACGCAATCCGCTAAAGATAATATCAGAAAAGGCGTTAACAAAGTTTACCAATCGGACAATCCTCCTTGTACTATTTCATCTGGATCACCTAAGGGATATATTACGGGTAATATTAATGGAATTTTTTATCGTTCAAGTTACGAATTGAAATTCTTGGAATATTGCCATGCTAATAATATTCCTGTAGAAACAGCAAGTACCAAAGAATTTAGAGTACGTTATATAGCGGATGACGGGAAGCAACATTATTATTATCCGGATTTCTATCTACCAGATTATGACTGTATTATTGAAATAAAACCACTTGACAGGATAACTGATTTGGTGCATACTAAAAATCACGCAGGCGCAATGGAATATAATTTCTTGTTAGTAACTGAAGAAGAACTAAACAATCTGTCTGAATTTTTCAAATATCTTAAGGAGTAATCCATGAATATCTTTGTGATTGAGCAATGTCCCATAATATCAGCAATGGGTCTGGTAGATAAGCATGTAACTAAAATGTGCGTTGAATCGGCACAATTGCTTTCAACTGCTCATCGCGTTCTTGATGGCGTAGAAGTGACTAACATATCTCCTACTGGACGTAAGAAAAAAGAGTGGAAATTCAATGATGTTCGTGATGAGTTACTTTACGCTAATACTCACATCAATCATCCTAGTGCTATTTGGGCGCGAGCAACTAGTGAAAACTATTTGTGGTTGTATAATCATTTTGTGGCTCTTGGTGCAGAGTATACTCATCGCTACGGGAAACAACATCTGTCCTGCATTAAACTTGAATCTATCCTCAAATCACCACCATCTAATATACCCTTTGCACCTATAACTTTGATGCCATCTTGCATGGATGATAAGTATAAGGTCGGAGACGATCCGATAGAGAATTATCGCAACTATTACGCTGTAGGCAAGGCAAGTCTGCATCAGTGGTCTAATCGTCTCCCTCCACTGTGGATGCAGGGTGAAGTCGTTATTGTTCCTCGTGATGACGATACTGAAAGCAGCAGGATAGTGTACACAATTAAAAGGTAAAATATGCTAAAGAAATTTATAAAATGGTTAACGATGGAAGATGTTCTGTCAGGGAAAGTAGTACCTGAAACCCAACTTGAATCCCCAATGCCTCCGGTAAAGGCTCCACGTAAGCCTAAAGCGGCTCCCCTAGAGTTAACACCCAAGGAGCTTGCAACATCAAAGGGTGAGCCTTATATTGCCATCCTTAGTGTAGACCTTGATCCTTCCGATATTAATAATGGGTCGTTTGATCTTGATTGGAATGACAAGTTCATAATCAATCTGATCAAACAGGGATACAAATACAGCAAGAACGATACAGATCAAATGATCGTTGATCGTTGGTTTCAAACCGTATGTCGTAATATCGCTCTTGAAGTATATGAACAAGAAATTGCCGATCCAGACAAGCGCGATGATGTTCGCATTATTCAGCAGCGTGATTTGGGCGGTGGGTTCACCGAAGTAAGTTAAATCAATAAAGGAAAAAATATTTAATGATTAAAAATGCACTTTCTCGTCCTGAAGCACAAATGATTTTAAAGAAAGCTACGGTTGATCCATTTAAAGGAACCGTATTAGAAGGCTACAAAGCGATAGGACCAAAACAAAAGGGCGGATATGGAGAATACGTCATTTCTGATATGCTCAAAACGGATTATGGTTTTACTGTAGAAAAACCACAAAATGCAAGCCATGACCGGATTGTTCAAGGCCATAAAACTGAAATGAAGTTTTCTGTTGCGCTTACGGACCATGGAACTGGCGGATGTAAGGAAGACAGTTTCATATTTAATCATATTGCTATCTCTAAGGATTGGGATAGGATTATATTTTGCGGAATCAATTTGGAATTAGACAACTCGCATGTTGTTTGGATGTCCAAAGAAGATTTTATTGGCGCTCGTGATTCAGGAGAACTTCAAAAATATTTTACTCCCCAGCAAGGTGGTAAAAATGGCGGAAATGATGATTATATGCTCAATGGAGTTGAAACCTTTAAGCAGTTTTTAAATTCTGGATTGGCCAGAGATATCTCAACATGGTAAACTTTGATCTAAGACAAGGCGATTGCTTAGATATTCTAAAGACTTTAGACGAAGATTCGGTTGATTTGCTCCTTGTTGATCTTCCGTATGGAACTACTGCCTGTAAGTGGGATAGCGTATTGCCTCTTGATGAATTGTGGAAAGAATACTACCGAGTCTGTAAAAAGTCTGCAGCGATGGTATTCACCGCTGCACAGCCATTTACCACTACACTGATAGCTTCCAATCTCAAGCACTTCAAGTATGAGTGGATTTGGGAGAAGCCGCAGGGAACAAATCCTATGTGTGCTAAGTCTATGCCTCTTAAATCACATGAAAACATTGTTGTGTTTTGTAGGCAGAAAACGATATACAATCCACAAATGACACAGGGAACACCATACAAAGGATTTTCCAGCGATAGCTCTAAGATTGGTGAGGTATACGGCAGCGCCAATTCTGTGCATAGAGATAACCCTGATGGAACACGTTACCCCAAAACGGTCTTGCGTTTTAAACAGGAAAAGGGATTTCATCCCACTCAAAAGCCAGTTGCTCTTATGGAATACCTAATCAACACCTACAGCAATCCGAACGATGTTGTTTTGGACAATACTATGGGTTCCGGAACAACCGGAGTTGCTTGTAAAAATCTTGGAAGAAGCTTCATCGGGATAGAGAAGGAAGAAAAGTATTTTGAGATTGCAAAATCTCGTATTTTTCCGCCGCCCGTCCTCAACTCTGAATTGTTTGATGAAAGTTCAACGTAAATCTTGACATATAAGCATATTATGTGTATAATGTTTGTATATTAATGAAGGAATCATATGAACTACGCCCTGATCGATACTGCCAATACTTTTTTCCGTGCGCGACATGTCGCTTCTAAAAGTCATGACACGTGGGAAAAAATTGGCATGGCAATGCACCTTACGTTATCTTCGGTAAATCAGATGGTGCGTAAATTTGGTATTGATCATGTGATTTTTTGTCTTGAAGGACGTTCTTGGCGTAAGGAATTCTACAAGCCATATAAGGCTAACCGCTCGGTTGATCCTAAAACGCTGACTCAAGCCCAAATTGAAGAAGACAAAATGTTCTGGGAAACCTACGAACATTTTGTAACTTTTCTTCGTGAAAAGACTAATGCATCTGTTCTTCGTTGCTCAACCGCCGAAGCAGATGATTTGATTGCAAGATTCATTCATTTACATCCTCATGACCAGCATTTTATTATCTCTTCTGACACTGATTTTGTTCAATTGATCAGTGAAAACGTCCATCAATATAATGGTGTTGCTGGGCAGTTGATCAAACTTGATGGGTATTACGATGATCGTGATCGTCCGGTAAAGGACAAAAAAACCAAGGAACATAAGTTGCTTGAGGACCCTGAGTATCTTCTGTTTAAGAAGTGTATCAGGGGAGATGCTACTGACAATGTGTTCAGTGCTTATCCCGGCGTTCGCGAGAAAGGAACTAAAAATTCTGTTGGTATCAAAGAGGCGTTTGATGATCGGACCAAACAGGGGTTCAACTGGAATAACTTGATGCTGCAAAAGTGGGTAGATCACAATGATGTTGAACACCGAGTCAAAGATGATTATGAACGCAATCGCACTCTGATTGACCTGACTGCGCAACCACAAGAAATTAAAGATGCAGTTGATGATATCATTCGTTCAGAAATCAGGACCACAATAACTCCTCAAGTTGGAATTCACTTGATGAAATTTTGTGGAAAGTATGAACTTAATAAAATTTCAGAATCCGCAGACATTTATGCAAAATGGCTGAATTCTCCGTATAAGGGGGTGCTTCATGGGTGATTATGAACTCAATAAATGTGTTTGCGGTAAAACTCCCATTTTGTGCGAGCCTAACTATGCAGATGACAGTGATACTATGGTAGTGTGCGAGTATTGTGACCGGCACACAGATGGTTTCATTTTCGGAGAGTATAGAGAGGGGTCTGAACTGGCAGTTGAAGCATGGAATCGCGGGGAGATTAATCAATATCATGACTAATTGGGTTAAAATGTCTGACTGGTTGAACGATTTCCAAAGTGGAAACAGAGGTTTTCGTCCGGGAATGGAAGTTAAACTTGTTACTAGTGTCCGACAACAAGGCAAGTCTGTAATTATGGACATACAATCCGACACGTTTACTGATTGGGAGCATGTTTTACGTCCACATTACGTAGAAATGTATAATGAATCTGATCAACTACAGTGGTACAGATATCCTAAGAAGCCAAATATGAGCGTCATATATGAAGCTACCACAGTTGTTCGTCAGAATTCTGATGGCTCATTTGAGTACACCAAGAATCGCGCTGGCACTGGTATAAGAGTCCTTAATGAAGAGGAAGAAAAGGAATTTCTGTTTATCATTCTGAAAGCAAAACCTATGCATCTTGGGGCAAAATTTACATGACCGGATTAGTAGCAAAACCAATCATCAAGAACCAATTCTGGATTGTCACGGACGGAGAAAAGAAAGTTGGCAACATTGAAGCCAATAATGCTGGTTACGGTGTACAGCTTAATGGTAACTTCCTTCAGTTTGATAATGCAAACGAATTGAAGAAGACGACTCAAATTCGGTTTGAGCCACTTAAGTCAAATAATACCAAAGTGGCAATGCCATATCCACAGTATCCGACGCCACCAAAGATTTATAATTCTATCTTTGATGTTCAGCGTGGGCTTCATTTATTTACTACTTCTAAAAAGAGCAAATGTCTGCATGCCGCAGGATGGTTTGCGATAAATCAAAATGATGTTAAACAAGTAGTTTTTTGTCCAAAATATATATTCATTCAACGCTATTCTTATGATGGTCCATACAAAACCCAAGAAGAAGCACAGAGCATGATAAATACTCAATGAACCATATTCACATCAAAAAATTTATAGATAAATTAGCAGTCATGGAGACAAAACAATCACGAGATGTTGTTTTATCTGCTGCTGATGCTCGTGGATTACGCGATGAGATTTCAAAATTATTGTCAGATTTGTATGAGTTGAGTAATGCAAGGACGAACGAAAAATTAAATGAAGTGATACAGGTAGAAATTAAAGGCGGTTCGTTTAAATGAGCAGAACACAACCAAAAATTTTATTGGAACATGTAGATAAAAAAACATATAAAAATGATCAGATCGTAGAAGCTGCCGGAATATGGGCTGTATTTTATGATGATCAGCCCATCAATCTCAAATCGTCACATTATCTTGCAAACGATGCTGCTCCGAAATACAAGAAAACCAGTTTTTCTAATCCCGGACATGCTCGTAATTTATGTCGCAAATTAAATGCACAGTTTCATACTGATAAGTTTACTGTTGTTTTCCTAAATTCTGGTCGCACCGTATATCCAGATGACTTATCATAAAACTAAGAAAGAGATAACAGAAAAAATCCTTTCAGAATTTTCTGATGTTGAAGAAAATATCTGGGGTGAGTTACCAATTGATAAGCTCATATTTCGTTGGTGGACTACGGGTAGAGGTGGAAGTGGTCTCAGGCTGTCAGAAGAAGGTATGAGAGCCTTTGAAATTGCTAAAATAGCCCACTATGAATTTCCTTTGGGCGACCTTGATAGAAAAATATGGGATTCTTTTATAAAAGATTTAACAAAAAAGCTTGACTGTCCCTACTATCTTGGTGTATACAGAGAAGGTGATAGTAAGGGTCCCTATATCAGAATATATGACCATAAGATCGCAATGATGTTGACACTCTACGGAAATCTGAAAGAATATTTAGAATCTCGTAAGTAACTTGTGTTTTTGTGTAGCATCATAATATAAATATGACCGTGGGTTTTCCACTACAACCAAAAGGGAAAGTAAAATGAGTAATTACTCAAATGCATCATATTTGACCAAAACTCCTATGGTAATCAAGGTTTCCAGAGTAGCAGGTCTAATTATTGTAAGTTTGTGCTTGGCAACACTGTACAACGTTTTAGGTCTATAAGGAAGTTAGATATGTTTCCATATACAGAAGAAGAATGGGAATATATTTCTAAAGTCAAAATCATGAGTTTGTAACAATCTAACTGGGACAAAATTTTTAATATTCCAGCAACGATTGCCCGAAGGAAACTTCGGGCATTTTGTTGTTGACAGGATATATAAATGTGGGTATAAGTAAAGCATTCAACGGAGAAGTGTCATGAAGAAGGAAGTAATTCAATTTCAGGCGGGTCGTCCCAAAACTCGTGCACACCATGTGTTGTACGGTGATACTCCGTTTAAGCCTAAAATCGTTGAAAACAAGACGCGCTACAAGCGTAAGCCTAAACATCCGAAAGGGGATTGGTAACATGAAAGATAAAATCATCAAATTTAAAATTTTGATCCTCGGGGCAGCACTTATTGCCGCAATTATTTCGTGTTACGTTATATACAAATATGTCATATACAAACCGTTGATTAATGATCATATTCCAAAACAAATTGATAAGTGCAGTGATCAAACAGTAGTTGCCGTGGTTTATTCTCTTCGCACAGACCCGCAATCATGGACATCTGATTCATATAATTTGAGTTATGGAAATGCCGTTAAGATATGGGTGGCAAACGAAGATTATGGGCTTAATATCGGTCTTGGCAGTGATATATCCAATGGTGCGAAATATGATATGTCTGATGAATGCCGCGCTTTGTTGTATTCTGCAACGCAGGATTGGCGCACAAATTACGTCACCACAAAATTGAAGGAAGAGTAACATGCCCTACGGCATTGAAGACGCTATTCAAGATGAAATTGTGCTGCTTGATGATCTGATTATATGGGCAACCAAAAATGATAAGATTTTTTTGGAAAAAATTTACACCGTCAAGCGCCAAAGTCTAAATCATATTATTGAACGAATGAAAGGATATGATTTTAAGCTGTCTGTTAATAATGACGGAAAGGTGTTTGTTGGAGGATCACAATCTAACCGCAAAACTCTTGAAGAAGAATATCCTGCTTTGAAAAAAGTAGCAGAAGAATATGATATTATAAAAAATCTCGTAAAAAGCAGTTGACAGCCGGGTCATACAAAGCTATGCATTGCTCATAGGTTCTAATAAAGGATTTCAAAATGGGTTCTTATCGCAATAACTATGCTCGCAAGGTCGCTGATACTGCTCGCTTCAACACTCGCGAAGCGTTTGCTGCTGCATGTGCTGCTCAGCGCGTTAACGGTGACTATCTCAAGCTTTCCGAAACCGATCATCAAGGTGATCGGGTGCGTATCGCCAATAAGCATCTTACTCGCGATTTTATTGACAGTAAGTTTGACATTCGCGAAGAAGACCGTGCGCAAGCCGAAAACGTGATTCTCCATTTTCAGGGGCTGACTTTCAAAATTCTTCAAGGCAAGGTCCTCAGTGATTTTGAGACTAAGGCCATGGAATGCGCAACTTGCGAAGAAGTTGGTGTTTTTGAACTCGCTGTGATTTCTTCACTTCCTTCTTGTTACATTCGCGCCAAGGCTCGTCAAGACACTGATTCTCGTCTTCGTGACACTGACGGTTATATCGGTAACGTTGGTGATAAGGTTGATATTTACGATTTTGAAATTGTGCGCTGCCGCTATTCTGAAAATTGGAACACCTACTTTGTTACGGGTATCACACCCGATA